TAGTATTGGAATTGCTATGTATTTTAGTTTGCAAATGGGTTATTTGTGGTTCGTTCCTATGGTTATTATGTAGTGGTAAATGGTGTGTTTTATGTGTTTTATTGTTAGTTCGTCGGATTGTTTTAAGCCATAATGTAGCTACTTTTGATTTACTATTGATTAAATCATTGATTTTATAGTTGATTAAATCAAATAATAATTATATATTTGCATTATGGAATCAAAATCGAATAAAGGGGGCAAAAGAAATAACGCAGGTAGAAAGCGAACGTCTAACCCTAAAAAGGCAATTGTAATTTATGTAGATAGAAGTAATATTTTAAAGTTTGGTAGTGAGGAAAAAGTTAAGGAAAAGGTTTATGGCTTTATAAATAGTTTTGGTAGCGAAATAGAAATTAAAAACACTATTGATACACCAAAAACTGAAACACCTACGTATAAAGAAACCACACAATTTAACATACCAACCCAACCAATTAAATTTAGAAGAACAGAATCATTTTTTATAGCATCTATGAAGGATTTAGATAAAGATGATACAAACGCAATATTCCAATTAAAAAAAGAAGCAGAAGAAAGTACTGATATTAGTGAAAGACAAAGGGTTGCTATTTTACATTCTCTAAAAAACGGGACTTATTAGTAATTCCATCGGATAATTAAACAGTTCCATCGAATATCTTAAAAAATAATTATTGGTGTGGTTAATATTGCCTTTAAAAATAAACAACCATGATACACACAATAGACAAGAAGATTATAGAAAATAGGATTGCTTTTTTAAAGGAACAAGAACAAATTTGGAGAAATATGAATACAAAATCAGATAGTATTACTGCTGATAATATTGGTTTAATGATTTCAGAAAACGAATTAATCCTATCAAAGATAGAAGAATTGGAAGTTGTAGATGGAGATAGAGTTCAAGATGGTTATGCACGTGCGCATCCATATACATCATTCTCTCAATACCTAACCGACAATAATTATCTAATAGTTAAAACTAAATAAACATGAGTGAAATAAACATGAGCGCAAAAGAAAAGGCATCTGAATTAATAGTTAATTTTCAGATAAAATGTAAGTCATTAGACTATAATGAAGCCAAACAATGCTCTTTAATAGCAGTTGATGAAATATTAAATGTCTTATTTCAACACCACGAAATTGATTATTGGCAAGAAGTAAAAAAAGAAATTGAACTTTTTTAATAGTTAAAACTAAACAAACATGATAGGAAGTTATTTAGAAAAGCATGAGATAGACCAATTAAATCAATTATTAAAACATGATGATACAATTAATTATTGGATTACCACAAGAATTAATGGTGCTTCTCCCTCTATGGCTTGTAATGGAAATATAAGTTTACAGTTATTAAAAATGTTAGACGAAAAAATAAAACCATTAATTAAAAGTAAATAAATAATTATCTAATAGTTAAAACTAAATAAACATGAGTGAATATATGATAGGTTGCTCACCTTTAACGAGCAGGATATATGCAGGAAAAGTATTAGTCAATGGTGAGTGGGCTAAAGGAAAGAAAGATATTACTGAAATGGCAGTACTATCAGTTGCTCAACATCTACTGCAAAAACAAGAATCAGTAACTTTTAATTATGATAATAAAAAATACAAGTTACAAGTAATAGAAATTGAAAATCTATAATAGTTAAAAACACAAACAAATGACTTGGAATTATAGAATATTAGCATTTGAATATTTTGATGAAGTAATGCTTAAAATATGCGAAGTGTATTATGATAAAAAAGGTAATCCTAATGGTTATATTGAAGACAAAGGATGCTATTCAACAGAAGGCATAAAAGGTTTAAAATGGACTTTGAAAAAATATAATGAAGCACTATCAAAACCTATTTTATATGGTGATAAAAAATTTCCTAATCAATATAAAAACCCAAACAAATGACACCAAAACACAAGTACGAATTTAAAATTTACAACGGAAGAGTAAAGATATATGTTGATGGATATGTGATGTTCTCGTTCAACCAAATAGATTTCGCAGGGTATTATGCGTACAAAAATGACGAGCAACTTTACGGGTTGGATATATACCTTCTTAGAGAAAAAGCAGGGAAGTCAAGGATGGATATTTACTTCAAGACAAAGCAAAATTGGCTCTCTGTTTTAAAATTATTAGATGAAAATTTATAACCCAAAAAATAAATATTACATACTTTAAAAAATAAAAGTAATATTTGCAATTAATAAATAACATAACACGACCTTAATGATTAATTTACATAACTTTTATAAAAAAAATACCCCTGATTCGGGTGCTGCGGTTTAATACGTCTTTGGTCGGACTAAGTTACGCACACTCGATGATGGGGTATGAATTTTTAAAGCCATGAAAGAAAAATGGGTAGTATCTCACAGCCTTATTCAAGGAAGTTATCACGTAGAACCTCTTGATAATTATTTAGAATCAAATATTTTTATACTTTTTAGTAAAAAAATACAGCCACAATTTTCTGCAATTGCAATTTTTGATACACAAGACGAGTGCTATGATTTAATTAATACTATAAAAAATAACCCCAATGGCTAAAGGACAAGACCCTGCTTTTTTATTTTACCCTAATGATTGGATTGGTGGAACTATGGGGATGACTTTTGAGGAAAAAGGAGCATATATGGAGTTGCTTATGTTACAATTTAATAGAGGTCATATGACCAAACATATGATAGGTCAAACGGTAGGTCAACTGTTTGGTCGAATTGAGGATAAATTTGTGTTAGACAAGGAAGGAAGGTACTATAACGAGAGGTTGGAATATGAAAAACAAAAGAGAGAAGACTTCACTAAGTCACGCAGAAACAACATATTAGGAGTAAATCAACACAATAAAAACAAAGAAAATAAAGAAGGTCATATGACCTCACATATGAGCAATCATATGGTAAATGTAAATAATATATATAAAGAAGGTAGTAATATAATAGATAGTAATAACAATAAAAATAAAAATGACGAAGAAAAAAAAGAACTACACCCTCTTCAAAAAGCGATTAAGGAAAAACTACCAACCGTTTCAAAATTAAAAACACAACTAACAGAAAAGGATTGCGAAAGACTTGTAGATGAATTTGATAAAAATGTTATTTGGGAAATTTTAGAGGCAATGGAAAATAAAGCTGATTTACTAAAAAAATACAGTTCTGTGAATCTAACAATAAGAAGTTGGATTGCTATACGCAGAGAAAAAGAATTAGAAAAAGCCACAATAGGAGTAGAATACACCACAAACAACCAAATAAAACAAGGATGAAAATATCAGAATTAGAAACATTTGGCAAGGTTCAGCCTCACGCCTTAGATTTAGAAGAAGCGGTTTTAGGGGCTATTATCTTAGAAAGCAATTACGTGCCTAAAATTGAATTAATACTTCCGAGTGATGCTTTCTATCACCCAAGCCATAAAACTGTCTATAAATCAATCCTAAGCCTTAAAAACGCAAAGTTTAACGTTGACTTGTTGACTGTAATTGATAAATTGAGGTCAAACCAAGAATTAGACAAGATTGGAGGTGCTTATTTTGTTACAGAATTAACTAACAAGGTTACATCGTCGGCAAATGTTGAGTTTTATGCAAAAATAGTATTTCAAAAATGGGTTAATAGGGTTTTAATTGAGATGTCAAGTAAACTTATTGAAGATGCCTATACCGATATAATTGACCCATTAGAGTTGCTTTATAAGTCGCAAAAGAAACTTACCGATGTTGTTGAAAAAATAATAGGTCAGAAGCAAGTAGAGATGCGAAATGTTTATTTTGGCGCAATAAATAATATTGCAGAAAGGTTTACTAATAAAGATACGATTCAATTTACGGGTAATCCAACGGGATTTAGAAAGTTTGATAGAATGGTTGGAGGTAGAAAAAAATCAGAGTTTGTTATAGTAGGGGCTAGACCATCTATGGGAAAATCAACATTTACTTTACAAGAAGCGGTTACAATGGCAAACGAATTTAAGATACCTGTTTGTTATTTTTCTATTGAGATGTCAGCACATCAAATGATTATAAAAACGGCAGCACATTTAGCAAAGGTTAATAGTGAAAATATTGAAAGGGGTCAGATAAATAATAGCGAATATGAAAATGTAATTCAGAAGTTAACAGAACTGATGGATGATAATATGCTTATTATTGATGATGGCACAGCACCAACGATTACAGAGATAAAAACAAAAGCTGCCTTATATAAAGAAAAATACGGAATACAAGCAATATACATTGACTATCTTCAACTTGTAAGACCAACAGAAAAGGGAAGAACACGCGACCAAGAGATAGACGAAATAGGTAGAGGGCTAAAAGAACTTGCAAAGGACTTGGATATGCCTGTAATAGCGTTATCACAACTTAGCAGAGAGGTAGAAAAAAGAGCAGATAAAAGACCTATGCTATCAGATTTAAGGGATGGTGGTAATATTGAGGGTCATGCAGACGTAGTAAACTTTTTATACAGACCCGAATATTATGGAATATCGGTATATCTTAATAATAGTGAATTTTATGGATTAACAGAAGTAATAACGGCTAAAAATAGAAATGGAAAAATAGGTGTAAGTTACTTTAAGTTTAATAAAGAAATATCTACATTTGAAGAATTATCAGATAATGATGAGTATGAATTAAATAAACAGTCTTCTACCATAAAAAAACAAGCAGCAGAATCAAAAGATTGGACAAAACCTAAAAGTAAAAATTCAGACGATATACCATTCTAAAACAAAAACAATATGAAATTCAAACATAATGAAAAATTTAATTATCAAGATGATGTGCCATTAGAATTTTTCAAAAATAAATTATCAAGACTTGTTTATAAAGGAAGCGATTTAGGTCGATTTGAATTTATGATACCTGTTTGTTGGGATGGTAAAGAATTGTTAAATGTAAGAGTAGGTGATGAAAATAAAATGACAGATAGACCCTATATTGTATTTTATGAATTTATAGAAGTAGAAAATGAATCATATAACATTGTAAATCTTTATAGAGGCAAAAACCCATTGTATAAATCTGAAAATAAAAACGTATGATAGGACAACAACTTTCACCAATACTTTTAGAAATAGAAGAAATTATAATAGAGAATGAAGTAAACTTAGGTATTAAGCCAAATTACAATAAGGAAGCACTTAGGTCGGCTACAAAAATATTCATGTCGGTAATAACTGATAAGATGTGGGAATTACAACAATTAGAAAACATAGATATTGAAGATAGAGGTAATATGGCTATTAAATGTGGAAAAGAACTTAGAGCCTTTGTAAAAAAGTTTACCGATATAGATACACATGAACTTTATAAATAATTATAAATGGAAAACAAAATAAAACATATTTACGAAGTAGGAGATAATATAAAAATTGTTAAGTATGGTCAGTTAATGTGGCAAAACAAAAAAGGTTATGCCGAAATGATTGCAAGTTCAAAACAATTTCAAAGGAAATGGGATATGAAACTATTTGGAATAGATGCTGAAAATGAGCCATTGGTTATAGATGAAAATGTAAAGCCTGACAACATAATTTCCGAAACAGAATTAATTTGGAATTATGATAGGTGTCCTCAATTTGTAGGGATAGAAGATGTTATAGATAAAGTTTCAATTATACAAGGAACACCAAAATATAGTTTAGTAAAAACAGGTTCATGGTTTGTTGAAGAACAACTTGAACTAATAAATAAAAATTCAAATAAAACTACAAATGATTAAACTTCTTTCTTCTTTGCTCTATGAATAAATTTTTATGTTCCAATAAAACGTATGACAACTCGTAATTTTCGTCTGAATCACTTATTTCAATTTGAGCGTCGATGTACTCTATTACTTTCTGATAATCTTTTTTATCATTCTTGTAAATAAAACTTATCTGATGCTTTATCTCACTTGGTAACTCAACCTTTCTCATATTAAAAATAAATATAAAATTACATCAAAATAATAAACTTAATTTTAACCAAAATAAATATATAGGATTATGAAAATTTGTATTACAACTGCTTACGATAGAAATTACAAAGAAGCAGGTAAAACACTATTCAATTCAATTAGAAGGCATACTAATTGTGAAGGGATAGATTTTAAAGTTATTACTTCCGACTTAGAAGTACTAAAGGAGTTGGGAAAAGAAAATTGTCACTTTGTTACTCCCGAAATAAAACTAAGATATAAAAATGTTAAGTATATCAAAGAACTTCCCGTAGAAAAATATGCTTCTTCGTGGTATAGGTTTGAAATTTTTAATATGCCCGAATACGATAGAGTTATTTGTATTGATTCTGACTGTATATGTGTTCAAGATATTTCTTACTTGTTTAGCGAAGAATTAAATGAATACGATTTAATATCTGTGGAAGACCACATTGTATCCAAAGTGTTTACTAAGTGTATGGATGAATTAGAGAAACAACAACTTTGTAATTTAATTAATCTTAGAAAAAGGATAAAGGATGGTAAAGTAGACATTCAACCTGCCTTATTGGTTGCCAATAAAAGCATAGTCAATAAGACATGGTACACAAAATTATTAAACTATGCTAATACATCTCCATTCTCTTACTCTATTGATGAAGGAGTTTTAAATGACTTTATATATATGGATAAATTAAAAATAAAATTACTTCCGTTAGAGTGGGACTATCAAGATTGCTATGAAACAAATTGCCCTGAACTTGCAGTCCCATCTAATCCAATAATAATCCATTGCCAAGAATCTAAGCCATTTAAAAAACAAAAAATTAATTTAGATAAAAGGATGCACAAATGGCATGACCTATGGTGGGAAGAAAATAAGCCAATAAAAAATAGCAAAGAAAGTTTTATACCTGTCGATATAGAAACATCTATTACAATTAAAAATAGTGTTTTAGATAAGATAGCAATTAAACATGAATCAGATAAATCTTCAAGATTTCATAACTATGCGGTAAAATACGACAAGATATTATCGCCATACAGAGATACATTTAAGTCAATATTAGAAATTGGGGTATCTCGTGGGCAGTCAGTTTCTATGTGGGCTGACTATTTTTCAAAAGCTATAATTCATGGTGCTGATATTTCAAAGGCATCTCAAATTTGCGAAGCATATTCTGATAGAATTAAATTTCATTTGCTTGACCAAAGAAACGAATCCCAACTTAAAAACATGAAACAGTTTTCACCATTTGATTTAATTATAGATGATGGAAACCACTTTTGGCACGAGCAGATACTTACCTTTAATACTATTTTTTCATTTTTAAAAAGTGGTGGTATTTATATTGTAGAGGACACTACAACATCATATTGGAAAGAGTATAAAAATTATACTATTTCTCCAACAGAATATTTTAAAACATTAGTTGATGATATTAACTTAAAAGGAGCAAGGGGTGCAGTTCCAAAAAATCCACCAATAGAGTTTGGTGGATTCAAAGAGGGGTGGCATAGAAGAGAAGACTGTCATGTAAATGTACCTGCATTTGAATCAATACAATTTATGAATGGATTTATTGTAATTTACAAAAGATAAATTGATGAAAATAATAGTTGCAGTAATAATCTACGATAGATTTAATAATTTAAAATTATGGATAGACATTTGGAAACAATGTATTACAGATAATGCAGAGTTGGTTATAGTTCATAACTATAAAAATGAAGACGATAAAAAGAAGTACAAAGAGTATTGCGATGATAATAATATAGAGTGCGTTTCAAGACCAAACATAGGAATGGATATAGGCGCAATGCAAGATGTATTCATGCAGAGGCTAAAAGGATTTAATAACTCTTGGGATTATTTGCTTTGGGTTACAGATGATACAATACCTATCAATAAAAACTTTATTGAGCAGTATATTCAAAAGTTTAAAGAATCAAACAAGGTAGGAGTAGTAGCACTTGAAATATCTAATGATTTTAAAAAACATATTCGCACGTCGGGTTTTATGATACGCAAAGATTGTTCTTTAAAGATTGTGTTTGAATCGAATCCCGTTAGAACAAAAAATGATTGCTACCTATTTGAACATCTAAGTAAAAACTCATTTCTTGAACAAGTAAACAGAATGGGTTTGATTGCAATTGATGTGTCACCAAAATTAAAAACAGCACCACTTTGGGACACCGAAATTAGGGCTTATCTAAATAGGTGGGTTGAGTTCGATAAAAACTTTGAAGACATTAAAAGAGTAAAGGACAAGGTAATAGTTATTTGCCCGATATATAATTCATACCCTCAAATTATATCATCGTTGATTTGTCAGACACATAAGAATTGGATTTTAGTTTTGATACATGATGGAAAGGCTTCGGGTAGTTTAAAAAATATAATAGGACACTACGCTGATTCAAGGATTATATTTTTAGAATCGGAAACAAGAAAAGGCAATTGGGGACACTTTTACAGACAGTTTGGAATTGATAATATCGACAACCTTGTTCCCGATGCAGAATATGTAGTTATAACAAATGCAGACAACTACCACGTTCCTACCTACCTTGAAAAGATGATGGAAGGTTTTATTACACAAGATATAGTTGCTACCTACTGTTCAACAATGGTTCATAGCTACCTTTCTCCACAACAAGTAACCTATTTAGAGGTAGGACAACAGTCATCAACAGAACTAAGGTGGGAAGATTATACATGGGGAACAAATCAATGTAAACTTGAATTTGGAAGAATTGACTGTGCAGGGATAATGGTTAAAAAAGAGTGCGCTCAAAAGGTAGGGTGGAACGATATTGTAACACATAGTAGCGATTGGACTTACATATCCGATATTATAAAAGAGTACGGAGAAAAGAGAATTAACAAGGTTAATGGTTGCCTACTTGTTCACAATTAATTTTAATTCGTTATTTTTATAAAAATTTTAGTAGGTGAAATTACATAAAAATTGCAGAGCGTGTGGTAGCACCTCTCTTATCGAGTACCTAAATTTAGGCGAACTTCCATTGGCAAATAATTTAGGTAAGACAAAAGAGGAATCGAAAGAATTTGAGAAGTACCCACTTGCAGTTATGTTTTGTGATGATTGTGGACTATCGCAATTATCAGTAGTTATAGACCCTAAAGTAATGTTTTCGTACTACCCTTATCGTTCAGCAGTTAATATGGGTTATGTAAACCATTGTACTGAAATGGCTAAAAGTTTACAACACAAGTATGGGTTTGATGACAAAATATTTCATATCGACATAGCAGGGAACGATGGCACACTTTTAAAGCAATTTAAGAAAGTATTAAACCATAGAGTTTTAAATGTTGACCCTGCCGAAAACTTAGTAGAGATTTCAAGGAAAGATGGAATAGCAGCAGTACCTTCATTTTGGAATAGTCAGTTGTCGGGCTACTTAAAGGGAAGCATGGGGTCAACAGATTTAATTACTGCAACTAATGTATTCGCTCACGTTGATGATATAAAAGATTTCATTCGTGCTTGTAGAATAAATTTAAAGACAAATGGGATATTGGTAATTGAGTGTCCTTACATTGTTGATTTCATAGAAAGGTTTGAGTTTGATACAATTTACCACGAACATTTAAGTTACATAAACATAATATCAGTATCAAGACTATGCTCTATCATGGACATGAAGATAATATCAGTAGAGAAGCAAGACATACATGGTGGCACAGTACGAATAACAATAACAAACGAAGAATCAACAAGACCAATAGAAGAGAGCGTTCATGTATTTATAAACAAAGAAATAGAGTTGGGATATAACGAAGTAGATAAATATATTCAATGGGGTATCGACGTTAAAAAGATTATAGACAAGTTCTCTAAGCGAATTAACGAATTAAAGGATAGCGGTAAAAGTATTTCAGCTTTCGCTGCAAGTGCAAAGGGAAACACACTACTAAATAGCGCACACATAGACGATAATCATATCGACTATGTAGTTGACCAAACACCCGAAAAGTTAGGACACTATTATTCAGGCACAGGAATAGAAATAGTCGATATAAAAACAATAGAAGAAAGACCAACCGACTATCTATTAATTCTTTCTTGGAACTTTAAAAAGGAAATAATAGAGAAGCTAAAACCGATATATAATGGCGAATTTATAACATACATAGATTGCTAATCGGATAATTATATTATTTCATCGAATAGGTTAAAATATATATGTAATCAATATTAATATTGCATACGATGTTAATACTTAGAAATATGAAAGTTGGAGAGGAGTACGTTTGTAACGAATCAGACTTTCCAAGAAAGGGGAATGGAAACTTCTCTATTAAAAAACAAATGCGAAAGTACGGACTAAGAGCATCTGACTTTGTGTTTATTGATATTAAAAAAGAAAACGTACACGAGAACGATTCTTATATTATTAAGAGAGTTTCTGATTCAACTAAAAAATAACTTATGAAAGATAATTCACAACTTGCTTCAATAGAAAGAATAACAAGGCTTAATAATCTTAGAAGTTTATTCTATAACGCTAATCCTAAAAACAGAACAGATAAAGTTGAATCTATAAAACAAATGGTAGAGTACGGTCAGCCACTACTATATATAACAGATAATGATGGTTGTGGTAGTTCATCAATGATGAATTTAGGAATGGGTACTTGTTCTACTTGTTTAAATATAATGAGTATAGATGATAGCCATTGTAAGAGATGTGGCGAAGAAAAATTTATAATTAATAAACCTAAATAAGATGAATCCAAGTAAAGAAATAGAAACACTACATAGTATAGTATTAGAACTATTAAAAAAAGATGATAGGTATAAAGATTCAGATGATATTTTATTTGCTAAAATAGTTTCTATTCACTATGGAGGAATTGAAAAAACAAAAGCAATAACACTATACGATTATTTAATTGACACATTAGATGACAAGAAACAAGTCCCATCTTACGATTCAGTTACAAGGGCAAGAAGAAAGGTTCAAGAGCATCACGAAGAAACAAGGGGAAAAAATTGGTTTCTAAGAAAAAAAATGCAAGACGAAGTAAAACAAATAATAATAGATTTATCTAACTAAAACAAAAAAACAATGTTCACATCATTTACATCAAAAGACAGAGAGGAACTAACTAACCTATCTCAATCAGTATCAAACATTAAATTAGATATAAAGAAGATAATTACTTCTTTAGAATCAGAAGATAGCCAATCAAATGTAAAGACAACTCTAAATAGAATATTAGAGCAAGTTCAACAACCAACAAGTAGCTTTGATTTAGATAGAATTTTAGATAGAGTATCTTCTATTTTAAGCAAGGTTGATATTATGTATAATAAAGAAAATGTAGCAACAGATGAAAGTGTTCTATCTGAAATTAAAAAAGCAGTTGACACACTTCTTTACAACAAAGAAATAGAAGTATTTAATAAATCTCCAAAGGCTTTATACAAACCAAAGGAACAAGTAGGTAACTTTATAGTTCTATCTTCAAAACCAAAGCAGTTAGATGGACAACTAATTAAGTACACACATGAGTACTTAGTGTTCGATAATGAAACACAAGAAAATAGATTTATATTAGAACCTGTATTAACTCAATTCTCAAAAAAGTAAACTATGATGCGATTATTAGGATATGTTTCGGTGACCAAAATAAACTATGAATACAACAACGCTCACCAAGAGTATGCTAAGAATATAAATAGCATAAGACTACAAGCATACGATAAGTTAGGTGATTCAACTATTGATGCAAATGATTTTAAAGCTAAACTTGTAGAACAAGAGAGGGAAGAAATTAAAAAGTTAGAACAGATAGAAGATTTTTATATGTCAATTTTAGATAAAAAATAAATCCTATGACACAAGAACAAGCATATCAAATAGTATCAAAGTATTTAAAATATGGGGATACACTAACAGATAGAGAGATTAAACTTATTCTAAGAGGCAATCCACCTGATACTTTTTTAAAAAGTGAAACAAACTTTAATGGTATAGACTTCTATTATATTCCTATTTCAATATCAGAGGTGGTTTGCGATATTATGTTTCCTAATCATTATTTTGAAATTGGAACAACAAGTGTGTTAAATGTCGATGGCACTTTAGTATCAACTGTTAATATGACTTTATTTACAAATAGTGATGACTTTTCAATACCTAAGTATGTTGGTTCGGCATCGGTTGTTACCGATAGTAGAAACATTGAAAATATAGAGTTAGACTATCCAAGATGTTACTCAATGGCTAAGATGAACTGCTACAAGCAGATGGGTAACTACTTAGGTAGAAGTTTAAACAGATTAAATACTGAATCAGAAAAAAAAAGTAATGAACTATTTTCATCTATAACAAAAGAGGATATTGAATTTGAAACAATGAGAAAGGGATTGTTAGAAATAGATGATTATAAATTAGCAAAACAAATACTCGAAGAAAGTCCATATAAATTTGAAGCAAGACTAAACAAATTAGTAGATGATAAACAGAAGCAAGAAAGAGGAAATAAAAAAATTGAAAAGGAAGCTATCAAAGTTAAAGGTAAAATACCTCACGTACATAGAAGCGTTAAGCAAGTATAAGTATTCGGCAGGTACATTAGCTGCAAGGCTTATAGACTACAACATGACCAATGAACAAGTAGAAGAAATAATTAATTACCTCAAAGCAACAATACAAAAATATGGACACAGAATACGACCTAAAAGAAGAACAACAAGGGGTGGAACAATTTTTAAATATAACAAGGTGGCACGAACAAAGGTGGGGAAAGTTCACAAGTAGCGAGAATCATAAGCTAATGGGTAGTGGAAGAAAGAAAGATGACTTGTTCGGTGTGGCGGCAATGACTTATATAAATAAAAAAGCAAGTGAGATAGGGCTTAACTTTTACGAGCAACCCGAACTTGAAGAAGTTAAGTCATTGCTTCATGGCAAGTACTACGAGGAACAAGCGTTTGAAAGATTTGTTTTAGAAACAAAGATTAATAACTTAGCCTTGTGTGGTAGCGAAAATCCGATATTCATACCAAATCAAAAGTATATCGAATATGCAGGTGGAAGTCCTGATGCAGTTTCTATTGATGACGAAGGTGGGCTTCCAAAAGTGATTGTAGAAATTAAGAACCCAAAGAACCCATCTATACACTACGAAAGATTATTTTGGAAAACAGCACAAGACGTAGAAGATAATAATATTCAAGCGTACACTCAAATACAAGACTTAATGTGGATATGTGGTTCAGAGATTGGATACTTTGTTTCGCATGATTCAAGAAGAAAGAAGAAAAGCGAACAGATAAAAATAATAGAGATTAAGCCCAATAAAATATTTGTTGAAGACCTTGAACACAGACTATCAAAGGCAATAGAAATTATAGAACTAAAACACAAGATACTTTCAGATGAGCAAAAGCAAAACTAAAATATTAGAGTTTCTAATTACAGAACACGAAGATTTTGGAAACATATCCGTAAGATTTTCGGTTATTAAAAAACAAGAAGTAATGGAACTACCTAATGGATTAGGTCAAGAAAATTACCACGAATATTACTTTGGAGATTTGATGGCAGTAGTTGATTTAGATACAAAGAAAAATAGACTACAAGAAGTATTAGATGACCCTATTAAAATGCACTTAGTACAATCTATTGCCGAAAAACAAATGGTTGATTTATTTGAAATGGAATAACATCTGTTATAAGCAGCTTTAATTTTAAAATATGGAAACAATATATTTTCAACCAAAAGGAATAAGACCACAATATTGTGAAGCAGGTATGATACACGAAAGCGACCCCGAACATATTTGGTATTTAGATGAACCTTGCAAAATTTTAATTAGTGAGGTCAAAATAATAGCAAAAGAGAATGTTACTTATGACAAAAAAAGTAGGTCGTATCTCGTTCAGCAAAGTTGCTTATAACGGTTCGCAGGTTCACTTAGTTGCGATTTAAAAACGAAAATTATGATAACAGAAAAAGATTATTTAGAAGCAAAAAATATTGTTTATACCTATGAAAGTAAGCAATTGAATAAACCTGTTGTTATAAGACAGGTATGCACTATCGGAGGCGAATGTAAGGTTAGAGGTGAAAATAATGAATGTAAGGGAACTGCTTATTGTGGGTATAAAAAGCATACTTTCTTATAACGGACGAGGCTAAACGGTCGTTTTAATGCCGTTTTAGCCTGTGTTAGCAGTAGTACGGTAATTAACCACAAATGCTCATTCGGAGAACTGAACCTTTTTCTTTTCTTTTTTTTGAGCGATGGCAAAAATAATTTTGAAAAAATTAAATAGATTTATGAAGTATATGGGAAGTAAGGCACGATTTGCCAAAGAAATATTACCAATAACATTGCAAGGCAGAAAGCCAAACCAATATTATGTAGAGCCATTTGTAGGTGGTTGCAATATTATGGATAAAGTGAAAGGCAATAGAATTGGTGCTGATAGCAATAAATACCTAATTGCATTATGGAAAGGATTACAAGATGGTAGAGAATTGATAATGGAAATATCAAAAGAACTTTATAGTCAGGCAAGAAACGAATATAATAACCGAACAAATATAAAGTTTGATGATTTTGAACTTGGTTGGATTGGCTTTATGGGTGGATTTAATGGTAGATTTTATGGTGGTGGATATAGTGGAACACACGGAAGTAGAAACTATGTTGCTGAACAAATAAGAAACACCTTAAAGCAAAGAGAACTGATAAAAGATGTTGATTTTTACAACTGCAATTATTCTGAATTAGAAATACCAAATGAAAGTATTATCTATTGTGATATTCCGTATCAAGGTACAAAAGAATATGATACAAAGGATAAGTTTAATCACACTTTATTTTGGGATTGGTGCAGAAAAAAGAGTGCTGAAGGACACGAAGTTTATGTAAGCGAATATAATGCACCTTATGACTTTGAGTGTATTTGGGAAAAGAAAATAAATGTATCAATTAGCCCAAATAAGACTTTACAGCAAACTGAAAAACTCTTTGTTTTAAAAAGCGAAGGGAAAAAAAGAAAAGAAAAAGATTTAACGCAGAAAACTCTATTCGGAGATGGAATGTAGTATTACTGCTAACTACCGAGTTTGCGCATACAATTTAGTGTAACTAATTAATAATCAAAACAATGAATAATAAATTAAACGACATTCAAAACGATATTTGTACAGTTATACAAAATGGTGTACATAATAGTGAAATAGTAAAAACCATTGAAATAACAGGCAACTATTTGAACGCTCAAACAATAAGTAATTGGGCTAAAGAAAAAGGTATTGATTACACAAATGCTAAATACAGAATCAAAAGAGATAACTTAGAAACATTTGAATTATGGGGAGTTAAATTTGTAATAGACAACGACTAAAAAAATATTATGTCAATATATAAATCAACAAAAAACATATTACAGAAGTTAGGTAAACACGCTCCTAATGAGGTAATAATACTTCATGTTTTAAGAGATACTAAGGAGTGGTTCACAAGAGATTATCTAATAGACTATGTAAATAATCATAAAGGTAAAACATCAACGGGAACTGCAATATCATGTGCCTTAACAAATCTTCTATATGAAAAAAAGATTATACGCTCAAAGAACACTAAGACTTATAGAGGTGGTAGGGGAAACGCAATATATAAATACAAAATAAATGAGCAACCTTAAAACACCACTAAGCGCAAAGGATATAGCAAAGTCTAACTTTAAACAGTTTGAACTATTACCTAAACACTATCAAGAGGATATTACTAAAAGTATCAACCTTGCAAGGAAAGATATATTGTTAGATGTATTAGACTTAATTAAAAAAGATACAGAGCCTATACAATTAAGAGTTATATTGTGGGATATAATGGATGCTATAAAATGAGAGAGTTCAGACCCGACCCGAAGCCAATAAAAAAAGAGAAAGTAACCGATAAGAATTATTGGAGCAAGATAAGACTTAAAAGTGCCAAGAAGAAAGGTATCGCAAAACAAGATACTAATACATTAGACGAAATATTCTACAACGAAATTTGGCAATCAAAACCACATATCTGCATAGAGTGTAGAAAGGAATTAACTGTTTCATGTGAAACTGACGATAGCGATTTTACCTTTCAGATTAGATTCTATATGCACCATATTTTGTGTAAACGAAAATATAGTCAATTTAGGCATGATGAAAGAAATATAGCTATGCTATGTTATACTTGTCATGGAAAAGCAGAATCAGCAATATCATACCCCAAAATGAATTGCTATAATCAGTTAGAAGATATTAAAAAACAATTGCTTAACTTTGCTTAGTAAAATACTATTTTATTGGCAAATTTATTTCTACCTTATAATGATACAAAGCCATATAAACTATATGATGGTATTCTATTTCCAAGAAATATAAATAGTGGTAAGTATATATGTATAATAGACACTAATAGAGGTGAAAGTCCAACTACAAAACCTTCTAAGTGGTTGCAATTAAACGCAATAGGTAGTGGTACTGTAACAAGTGTTGCAGCAAGTATAAGTGGCGCATTATCAGTTTCGGGAAGCCCAATTACAACGACAGGAACACTTGCTTTTACATGGACAGGAACTAATGCACAAGTAGTTTTAGGAGATGGAACTTTAGGTAGTGTTTCGGGGGGCGGAACTGTAACAAGCATTGCAACGGCAGGACTTATAAGCGGTGGAAACCCTACGCCAATTACATCAAGCGGAACAATAACAACTTCCATGAATACCAACAAACTTGTCGGTAGAGGAACGGCAGGAGTAGGTATTATGGAGGAAATTACACTTGGAACTAATTTATCTTTAAGTGGTACTACTTTAAATGCAACAGGAGGAAGTGGCACAGTAACATCGGTTAACTCGGGTATCAATATCAATGTTGATAACACCAATCCTGCTGCACCGATTATCAACTCATTATCTGATAGATATAAGACATCATCAGTAACTTCTAATTCTGTCAGCAATGGCTCAAAGTCATTTACTGTCGATTTGAATTTAAGCTACATTCCATTGCAAGAGATATTAGTTGTTTATAATCCTTCAAATCATATGCATGGCGAAGTGACAAGTTATAATTCTGCAACAGGTGCTTTGGTAGTTGACATTAAAACACATACAGGAAGCGGAACTTATACATCATGGGTATTAAATCTTGATGGTACACCTGTCGATGCTTTAACAGGAAGTGGAACTACTAATGAGATTGCATACTTCACAGGAGCGAAGACATTGAGTTCATTAGCAGTTGCAACATATCCTTCATTGACCGAGTTGAGCTATGTCAAAGGTGTTTCAAGTGCAATACAAACGCAGATAAATGGCAAACTTTCTTCAACACTTGCTAATACAAACATATTTGTAGGAAATGCATCTAATATAGCTACTGCTGTGGCTATGTCAAGTGATGCTACAATAGCTAATACAGGTGCATTAACAATAGCAAATAACGCTGTTACTTATGCTAAAATGCAATCTGTTTCAACAACTTCAAGATTACTTGGTTCAAGTTCTACTACTACACCTGTTCAAGAGATAACACTTGGTACTAATCTATCAATGTCAGGCACTACGCTTAACGCAACAGGTGGTAGTAATGCAGGTTCAATCTCAATAACAATAAGTGGTTTTGGTGGAGTTATTTCAATAGGTCAAGTAGGTGGTTTTATGACTATACCTTTCAATGGAACAATAACAGGTTGGATAATTTCATCAGTAGATTCAACAGGCGCAGCTTTAAGTGGTAGTTGTGTAATAGGTACTTATAAAGATACTTATGCAAATTTTCCTCCAACATCGGGTGATGAAATATTTACTGACAAACCAACATTAACAGCACAATCTAAAAACCAAAATTTAGCACCTGCATTTATAGGAGCAGGAGCAACAGTAACATCGGGAGATATGGTAGGTTTTTATGTAATTTCTTGTTCTACTTGCACTTTAATTAATTTAACTTTATTAATAACAAAATCTTAAAATATGCCTACAAAAGCATTTATACTAACTAAAGAAAAAAGAAACTCTAATACAATTGTAACCTTAGTTAAGTATGATTATACAGGTTCTTTTGTTGGGACTACAACAGTTGAAGTTGTACACCCTGCACCTATATCAACAATAGAACAAATTACATCTAACATTACTAACAGAGGAGCAAGTGAACTTGTTAAATTACAATCAGGTGTTAAGATTAATAATATCATTACAACACTAATACCAAAATTTAATGTAGTTAATGTTGTTAGTGCAGACTTGCAATACACTATCTTAAATGCAACAAAGATTAGTGAGGAATTATTACAAGTTTCAGTATTGTTTGAAATTAATAGCCCAACAGTTATTTCAGAAAATAAAAATATAATTCTATCAAGACCACAAGTGGAGAATGATGTAACAGTTACATTAGTAAACACATTAACAGCATTACAAACAGAAGTAGTTAATGAGATAGATATAGATAACTTATTACCTTTGATACCAACAGAATTTGATATTTAACTATGGCACATTATTGGGTAGGTGGAACAGCAAATTGGGATGGAGTATCGGTTGGTAAATGGGCTCCAACAAGTGGGGCAGCACCTTCGCTTGGGAATCCTACAACAGCCGATGATGTTTACTTTGATAATAATAGTGGTGTAGTCACAGTAACTGTTGTTGGTTCAGGAGTTCCTATATCGGTTAATTGTAAAAGTTTAAATTTTATTAGTGGTTCGGGTTCTTTTGCAGGTACATTTAACACAGCAGCAGCAGTTACTATGAACGTGAATATAGCAGGTGTTGCAGGAGCAAATGTAACATTAAGTGCAAGTGCTACATATACAGGTTCAGGAGCAACACTTACAATATTTGGTAGCACAAGTACATTAACAGCTAATGGTATGACATGGGCAGCAAATGTTAATTTTAGAAGGTTGGTTTACACAATTACAGGAAATTGGACTACGGCAGGGTTAACTACATTCTCACTTAGTTCAGGAAGTACAACCACATTAACAGGAGATGAATATATTTCTAATGGAGGAATAACATGGTCAAATACTAATACTAATGGAACAACTAATATAAGGTCAACAGGAGGTACAAATCAATCTACAAATAATACAGGAGTATCTAATAGTTTCTTCTTTGATGGTAATTCTACTTTAGGTACTATGGTTTTTTTTCCAAGAAGCAGTGGCAATACAATACAATGGGTTAGTGGAACAATAACAGTAACAGGCGGCACTACTCAAACATTTTCTACAAGTGTTTCGGGGTTAATGACAATAAGTACAGGGTCTAATGTGGTATTTAATACAGTTATTATGAACGCTATACTCGGAAGGATGATTTTTGGTGCTGACTTCTATAATTCAGGTAGTTTAACATTAGGACAAAACGCTCAAACTTGTTCTTTAGGTACAAATGCTTATACTATTTATTCGGGAGGCGCATTAATAATTACAGCAGGTTGTAATGGTGTTGCAGGTACAACAGGGGTAAGCATGAACAGTACATCAAGTGTAGCATTAACACATAACAACGTAGGAACTTCCTTCCCTTTAATATTTAATTCGGGTGCAAACAATATAACTATTACTAATGGAGCAGTATTTACAAGAACAGGTGGTTCAATAACATATACAAGTGGGAATATAGTAACAACAAATACTACACTTGCCTTATCAACAGCAGCATCACCCTTTACTTTAAATACAAGTGGTATGTCTTGGAATAATGTATCATTTGCAGGTACTTTAACTTATACAATAAGTTCAGCATTAAGTGTTTTAGCTACCTTAACAATTTCGGGTAGTGTTACTTTTGATGGAACGGCAGGTTGGACTTGCGCTAATTTATATTGTGTTACGGCAGGTCTTACAATTACACTTAAAGAAGCAATTACTTATAGAACTACTGCTTCTGCAATATTAACAGGCACAGCAGCATCACCAATTATATACAAATCTTCATCAACTTCTGTAAGAGCAATTTGGTACTTAGACAATGGAGCAACACAAGATGTAAGTTTTGTAAACGGACAATGGCAAGATGCTTCATTAGGTCAAACTATTTGGTCATTTAAAGGGGTATTAACAAGTACAATCAATTGGAGTTTAGGCACTAAGCCTCAAACAATGGGATATATAACAATCAATTAAATTTACTAAATTTGCATTATGATTTTAAACTTAAATTTCAAGCCGAAAGACTTAAACGGTAATATTTTAGAGGCGTGGGATGTATGTGGTGAATTTATCGCATCTGCGCTTATATCTATGCCCGATAAAAACCCAACTAAAATAGTTGAGTTGGCTAAGAAATGTAAGTCAAAGGAAGAATTTGAAGTATCATTAGAGGACATTACCTTTTTAAGAGAGTTCAATAAAAATCAAACAAGTTACTATGTTTTAGTTCAAGCAGAAATAGATAACGCTATTTTAATGGCAATAAACAAAGAGTAAATGGAAGAACACAACTTACCTTACAGAGTAATTGCATTTGCATTTGCGAGTGTAGTTTATATGTTTAAGTCAATGGGTATAGATGTTGATACTTTAGACGCATCTCAAATGCAACAATGGATTGAAAATAGAAATGAATTGATAAAACAAGTTGATACGGGTTGGGGTATTACTATTCATATAGTAGAGGCAGTTTGTGTTGGTTTTACAGCATCTATATTAGCACCATTTGGTAAGCATATAGGCGAAAAGTTTTTAAAGTTTTTTAAGAAAAAAGGTATTGTAAAATGATTGAATTTATAAAAAGTATAAACAGAAGAATAAAGATATATCCCGAAATATGGGGATTGCCTTTTGCTATTGCTTTGTTTTTTTTATCATCACCTATAATTAGGTACTTCGATAAAACGGCAGGGGTATTTGATATAGGAGTTTTGCAAGTTATATTCTTGCTTATAATTATAACATTGTGTATTAATAGTCTATCATTCTTTGGTATAGAGTTCAATTTCAGTTCAGTATTCAATACTTATGTAAACTTTGAAGAAGATATATGGAAAAACTTAACCGCATGGCAAAAGGCTATATTCTTTCTTGTATTATATTGTTGCTTATTCCTATCTATGGCTATTCTTTGCCTTGCGATAGTATAGTTTCTAATGAGGTAATAGTTGATAGAAATTGTATAATAGAAACAGCCGAAAAGGAAATAGGAGTAAAGGAACTAAGCAATAGGAATGATGGTAAAAGAGTTGAAGAATATTTAGCTACTACTAATTTAGGTGGTGGGTACGCTTGGTGTGCTGCATTTATAAAGTGGGTTTATATGAAGTGCGGATATTCAGTACCCTATGCAACGGCTTATAGCCCTACTTGGTTTAATAAGTCAAATACAATTTATACTAAAGGAATAAACAAAGAAGAAGATGTATCTATTAAGTCAGGGTATGTATTCGGTATTTGGTTTGCAGATAAGAACAGAATAGCACACGTAGGAATTATATACGAATGGAAAGCCGATAGTAATTACGTTGTTACAATAGAGGGTAACACTAACGATAAATATTCAGTAGAAGAACAAGTAAACAGAGATGGAGAAGGAGTATATAAAAAGAAAAGACTTAAATCACAAATTTATAAAATAGCAAAGCCATGAAATACATAGTATCAATACTAATAGCGATATTGCTTCTATCATCTTGTGCAAGTGAGAAGCAATTAAAGAAAGCAATAAATAAGTACGGACAAAAGGAAAGTGCAAGGTACTTTCTCAAACACTACAAGGAATACTTTCAGAATAAAGACACATCGTACTACATAGTTAAGTACGATACTATCTACTATTACAACAAGCCCGATACAATTACTGCAACATTTAATTGCCTTGAAGATAGTTTCCAATATGAGAATGAGAAGATGAAGCTATCAATACGAAAACTTCAAGACAAACTATACTATGTATTCGCTACTTGTAAGGGAGATACAATATACATACCCGTTACAGATACAGTCTATGTTTATAAGACAGAATACTATGCACCAACTGTTATAGATGATAAAAAGAAGTCATCTTTATTTTCAGTTATAAGAGAGAACCTATGGTATATACTAAGTCTTTTATTTATAATCATACTTACACTTGCATATTTTCTTGGTAAAAAGAATAAAATATAATATTAAAAAAAATTAACAATTAATAATATAAAGTATTATTTTTGTCGAAATAGGTAATTACTTCGATGAGTTTAAATAATGAGCAGTTAAAAGAGTTAAATTTTATAGAGGAAAATATAGAATTACTTGCTTTAGAGCCACAGACAGTATCAGCTATATCGTATAAGGAGAAGGAGTTATTGCTATTAAAAGAGGATTGTAAACTAATATATAAGATATACATTCCCGAAAACCACCCTATAATAAAAGATAGTTTACTAAGAGTAGGTAGAAAGATTTTATTTACTTACAACAAGCCTATTAACGGCAAAAGAAGTCCCGATAGAATTTACGGAAATGTATTATCATACGAAAGAATACCTAAAGAGAAGGTAAAGATGTACATACACTCACTACACGAAAATGATAAGGACTATATTAGGATAGATGTTATTTTCGAGAGAAAAGAATTAATACTAAATATAACAGGCAGACCATTAGAAGATTACTAAAGTACAGTTCAAATATTATGAAGGATTACAAAGTTTTTATATCATGTCCAATTAACATATCTAAAAGATATTGTATTGATGACTTCTTTGATAATATAATAAACTATAACTATAATAACCTACAATACTACTTCGTAGATAATAGCTATGATAAATGGTTTCGTAAAAATTTAATAGATAGATACGGATTTGAAATAGACCATGTAAGTCCAAAAGGCAAAAAGCCACATGAGTACATGGCAGATAGTATGAATATGTGCCTTGTTAAGTTCCTTAATAGTGATTGCGATTTTTGGTTTATAAACGAGTGCGACGTATTCTGCGACAAGGAAGTAATCAATAGGTTGCTATCAAAGGAAAGACTAATTGTAGCATCGCCATACTTCATACAACTAAGTCATAACTCATGCTTGGTAGGTACTGAATGTGAAAAGTTATATGGCAACTATACTAACAGACCTTTATCTTGGAAAGAAGACTTTATAAAGTTTAATGGATTAGAAAATAAAGTTACTTCGGCAGGGTTTGGTGCGGTACTCATTCATCGTTCAATACTTGAAGGCTATACATTTCACGCAAAAGAAAATTGCTTCGCAGATACAATGTTCTATATGGACATGACACATGAAAACATAGACGTATATAGAGATGAAAGTGTAATAGCAGAACATAGAAACATATCTTGGGATTTTAATACAGAGTATAAAAAATAAAAAACATGACAACTACAATTAAAGTAAACTATGCCGATGCTGAAATATTAAATTTAGCAATGGAAAGTATTTTCAAAAAGATGGAAGCAGGAACAAACCTTACACTACTAAGATATACAGCACTATACTTAGGGGATAAAATAAAACCATTGTATATTGAATATATATCTAAGAGCAATGAACTACTATTTAAACACGTAGAAATGGATGGCGATAAGCCAAAAGAAAAAGTTATTTTAGATGCAAATGGAGAAAAGAGAGAAGATAAATTTATATGGAAAAATAGCAAGTCAAAAGAAAAGTTTAATAGTGAACTTGAAGCATTAAGAAGTCAAGAAAGCGAAATATCTATCTTGAAGTATGATGCTGCACTACTATTAGAACAACCATTAAAGATGTCTGATACCGCATATATAACAATATTAAAATACATTGTACTATGATAGATAAGTTTGCAAATGCCTTTGTTGCGGTAGCACAATTTCTAAGCCCTAAAATAAAGGTATATGGCAATAGACCCGATGATATTCAATTAGAGTTTGAGAATAAGTTAGACTTTTATTCTGCATACGTCGATAAATTAAAACTACAATGCACTATAAAAAGAGATATTATCTTAAAGCTACGAACAAGGGCTAACTCACCTGTTATACAAAGTTTAGAAAGACTTAGAATAGAAGAAGAAGTTATTGAAAGAGAAATAGAGTTGATGAACATAGAGATTGAAATAGCGGCTAAGAACTACTACCAAAGTGTATTTGCAGAAAGAGTTTCATACTACGAAAAGACACAAAAGGAAATATCGGAGAAAGCGGAACTTGAAATGAATGATTTGATAGTTGAATGTAAGACAGTACTAAGTATAGATTCTGTTTCAGATAAGACAAAGGATATTATAAGTGGATTACTACTATCGGTTGATAATGGTTTTGCTAATGATACCGAAAGGAATAATGTTTATTTAAGAATAAAAGACGTACTATCTAAGATAGGATAATGAAAAAAAAAGTTTACAATAGAAAGTCTAAGAAGTCATTTAACTCAACACAGTTAGATGCCTACATAAAGAAGCAACATAGCAAGTTGACTTCATACGAAAGAATTAGAATGAATGATTCTTTGGGGATATTCTATAAAGATTCTGACTTAGCGAAAAGAACATTAGACCAAAAGTTACAGATACTATCTTACATGAATAAGAAGTATGTGCTTTTAATAATGGACAACGAAGAACAAGACTTAAAGGATGTAAAGAAAGTATTTAGGCACTACATAAGTGAGGAAGCAAACTACGAATCAGACGAAGCAAGGAAAAGACTTAATGCCTTTATAATTGATGATAAGGATATATCTAAAAAGTATTTTGCAGGGACACAAAGGTTCTCAACTGAACTATATCTGTACGCATATAAAAAGGGAACACCTAATATAAACACCCCTAAGATGTCTATGGAGTATACAGATAGAGTTGAATCAAACTATGATGTTTATGAGATGCTTACTAACTTACTTTTAAAGGGATATTACTTAGACCATATACTGCAACCTTATAACTTAGACTACGGACACTTTAAGATATTAGCAAGACTATTTAATGCTGATAAACCACTACAAAAGAAAGACCTAACAAAAAGAAATTACATAAACATATCAGATGAAAGGAAAGATTCTGTAATAAGAAGAACCGATTACTTAATAAAGTTAGGTATGATAGAGGCGCACTCTATTTCAGAGAAAGACGAAAGTGGCAAGTACAACTACCTAACAGTTCATACGATGTCATCAAAGGGAATAATAACCTATACAGAGATAGTTAACACACTTATAAGATACAATGGAGATTGAGAAAAAATATGTGCTTGTTTACAGCACAGATAAAAAAATAGAAAAAGATGAAAACTCTATACGAAATAATAAAAAGCAGTACAAAAGAAAACATAGAAGAAACATTCAAGAGTTTACTGATGAACGAAGGTTACGAAATTCTAAAAAGAATCTCGAACAATGATTCTGATATTACTCTTATTGCTAAATATGTTTCGACTTGCTATGACCCGAATAGCCCACCGATAAAGATACACCCCACAAGGGCATCATTAGTAAAACACGCAATCGAAGAATTAGGGATAGACGAAAGGTTGATAGATGGTAATGATGATAACTTTAGAAAGTATGTAGATTGGTACTACTCTCAAATACAAGACTATAACTTCGTTCTTATAAATACATTGAAAGAATTAATTGAGCAACAAGTAGGAGTAGCAAGAATGACTGTTTCAAGGGGTAGTGGAGAAAATCAATTAGATGAAGATAAGTTCTTCAAGGCTATCAACACTCAAAATACTTGTATGCAAAATGCAATCAACAATGTATCAGAACTTGAATCGTTAAAGGCTAAGAGAGATAGAGATTTTGAACGTACTGATGAAGCAATAGCAAACGAAATAACAAGAAATTCAGACATGGCAGAGCAAGGTGCTATATACGCAAAGGAACTTAAAAATAAAGGCAAATGATTATAGATTACGATAAAATAAAACCTATAAACTCATACGAGGTTATTAACGGAGAAAGAAGACGTGCCGAAAGGGTACTTATAAAATTCAACTATGATGATATTCAAAGAATGAATATGTTAGGGGAAGGCGGTATGTTTTATATGTCAGATATGGCAACAAGGCAATATGAAAATAGTCTTGAATTTGGCTACGCATTAGCTACATCAAATAAAGACTACTTCATTAAGAAAGGAGATTACATTAATTGCGCCTATGATTTATTAGCAATAAAAAGAGCAGATAACGGAAATGAAGAAGCAAGGAGAGAAAACCACCCTGCACACATAGGTTCAGACTTAGAAGGGAACGAATACGTGATACCTACTTGTCAATGGTGGAACTTAACCGCTAAGATAAATAAAGATGGAGTTGAGCCGATACAAGGGTGGATATTTTTAGATATTGTAGAGTTAGAAGCAGAAGATACAACACTTGAAAGTGGACTTATTTTGCCAAAGGGTTTTGCAAATAGTGTTACCGATAGTAAATTTATTAGAAGTAAAATATTAGCAATTAACGAATTAGATAAAAAAGAATTAATTTTGTCAGTTGGAGATATTGTTTATGTCGATAGAAAGTCTTATAGAAAGGTTAAAGTAAATAATAGAGAGTATTTAATAGTACCCACTTTAAGAATATCATTAGTAGAAAAATCAGTTCAAAAAAATAGTAAACAGAAAATGAAAAAGGTAGTTGATACTAAATCTTCAAGGCTATGATATTAAGTTAGATAATCCACCAAAGGATGAAAAACTTATTTATGGTTACGATAAACCCAAAAGTGAACAAGTTTGGGAACGACCTTATCATTATACAGATGAAACTTTTAATAAGCTAAGTTCTTATTATAAAGATGAAATAAAAAAGCAAGAAATAGAAAGAAGAGTATTAGGTTTTTGGTTTATGTTAAATGGAAAACCAACCTACCTTACAGGAGATGCTTACTTTTATTTCACTCACTTTACAATAGATGGACAACACCCTTTATATATACATCACCAAGCAGAGGACTTTTACTTTTATAAGCATTGCGAAGAAGACCCATATTGCGAGGGTGTAATTATAATAAAACCAAGACAAGAAGGTTCAACAAGTAGGTTTCAATCTTTGTACCTTAATCAAGGAACTTTAGAATTTAACGTACACTACGGTATTCAAAGCAAGTCGGGGGATGATGCTGAAAAGGTGAACTTTGACAAATTAGTTACATCATTCTCGTACCTACCCGAATGGATGAAGCCTAACCTTCAAGGTACAGCATTCCCACCACACGAAGAATTAAGATTCGGTAAACCAAGAGTAACAAAGAAAAACGACGAAGCAAAGACATTCTTAAACACAGTTATAGATTGGAAGTCAACTGTATTCAACGCCTATGATGGTAAGAAATTAAAGAAATGGATAGGAGATGAATATTTAAAATTTCCCAAGACGTGCAGCTTTGATGATACGTGGAAGGTTGTAAGACCTGCGCTACGAAAGGCTAATGGTATGGCTTACATACTATCAACAATGGGAGAGGTAAATGAAGAGGCAGGTGATGTAGGAAGGAAACTATGGAAAGACAGCGACCCAAACAAGAGAACCGAAAACGGTAAAACTACAAGTGGGCTATACAGATGGTTTGTTCCAAATTGGAGAGCATACTTTCACGAAACCTACAAAGGCAAACCACTAATCGACAAGTTTGGTTTTATTGATATTGAGAACGCAAAGAAGTTTATCAAGAACGAATACGATTCAAAGGAAACAGTAAAGGATAAGTTCTTCTTTGTAAGACAGAACCCTGCAAACGTAGAAGAAGCATTAAACTACGGTTCTTCAAGCAATGTATTTGACACTATAAGAATATCAAAAAGGCTTAATGAAATTGAAAAGTTTGAACCCACACAAGAGAGAGCAAAGCCATACTTAAATGGAAATTTATATTGGAAGGACAATATCAGATTCGGACAAGTAGTATTTAAGGAATCGAAAGATGGAGAAAGTGGTAAGTGGAACATATCTGACTTCCCTCAATTAGCAGGGTTTGACAAGATAAATAACGTATTCAGAAAAGATGGTAAGATAAAGCACTTTGCTAATACCCCTTTCTTAGCAGGAGTTGACCCTTTTAGTTATGACAATAAAGATGGTAAAGGATTTTCATTAGGAGCAATTTTAGTAAGGTTAAATTCTAATATGTATGCCAACGATAGGTCAAATAGGTACTGTTGCGAGTATATGTTTAGGGAAACACTATCTGAAATGTTTTATGAAGACGTAGCACTTACGTTATTCTTTTATGGTGCTAAGTTAAACTTTGAGAGAAGTGCTTACAGTACGGGTCTTGAAAAGTTCTTAAAGAAACATGGACTTGTTGGATTCGCAATGAGAAGACCCGACGTAACAAAGAAGACTGCGTTTACAATGAGGGATAATGAGTTGGGTACACCTGCATCGGAAGAAAATATAGCATTAGGTATTAGGTATATCGAAAATTATGTTTCAGAACCTAACCCATTAATAAACGAACATGAAATAGATTACTTAGATAACTTTTGGTTTGACAGAACACTAAAACAACTAATGGATTATAGTATAACAAACAAGACTAAGTTTGACTTAGTAGCAGCTATGATTCAATGTGAGATTGGTTGTCAGCCCGATAAGAAAGTTTCAGAAGCAGCAAAAGACCACGTTAAAAATATGGAAGAAGTTTATAGATACCTGTTCAACATTAAAGCCCCACAATCACAAATAAGAGAACTATCCTAATGAAAAAAGATACAAATGTTTACGACTATAATTTTCATCTTATTCCTAAAGAAGAAAAAGATGCTGCGTGGGGCTTGGCGTACTTTAAGTCGAAGTTTCCAACGATGTCAACCATAAATGGCTATAATGCAGACTTGTTAAATACTATTAGATTGTATGGTATGAGTAAGCAACCTGAAAGTATATATAAAAAAATGTTTAACCCACAAGGTTATATGTCTAATGGTACTGCCACAAAGCAAAATGATTATACGGGTTTACAATGGAATATACTTAGCCCATTAAAGAAATATAAAGATATAGTAATCTCAAACATAACATCAAAGATAGAAGTAGAGTGTAATGCGATTGATGAGATAGCAAATAATCAAAGACAAAAAGATAAACTTTTACTTAAACTAAAAAAACAGACAGACGATTACTTAGCACAAATAAGCAAAAGAATAAAGTTACCATCACCGATGAAGTCTAACTTCGTAGAAGATGAGAGTGTAGGAAAAGAAGGGCTATCTGAATTTAAAGACATTGACTTTGACTTTAGCAACGATGTAGAGTTGCAGATGTATATGGACATATACTACAAGCAGTCGGTTGAGATAGCAAATGAAATGTGCATCAACACAATATTTGCTTTAAATGAGATAGATAATATATTCGATGAGATAAGAAATGATATGTTAGACTTTGGGGTTGCAGCAATACAACCGATGATGGACAACAATACTTGTATGCCTAAGTTTAAGTGGCTACAAATAGCAAACATATTAGTAGGTGGTGGAATAAGAAAGGACTATAAGGACATTGAGTATTGGGCTTATAACGAACTTGCAACTGTTAATCAGTTAATAGGTATGTTAGGAAAGAAGCTAACACCCGACGATGTAAGAGAAATATTTAAGTATGGAGTTATAACAAATGGTTACTACCAAAATGGTGTGTACAATACAAATTGGAGCAATGGAGTTAATGGTGCGATAGATTTTGAAAAAGTAACAAGATATGACTACGACCAAGTAAAAGTAGGAATAAGCTACTTCGCATTTAAAAGTCAGAACTACGAAACAACAGAGTACGCTAAGACAAAGTATGGAACTACCAAAGCAAAAAAGAGAAAGTCTGATTACAAAAAAGAAAACGGAAACAAAGAATCAGAAGTAAAACAAGAGTGGGGTCAAGTAGTATATAAGGGCTACTACATATTAGGAATGGACAAGGTTTACGACTTCGGACTTCTTAATAACATGGTTAGAAAAGAGGGTCAAGAGGAGTTAGTAATGCTTGACATAATAATACAAAAGGCTTCTGATAAGAGTTTTACAGAGTTGTGCATACCGTTAGCAGATGGAATACAGTTAGCATTTTTAAAACTACAATTAGAGTTATTGAAGTCTATACCGAGTGGTTTTGCTTTTAGCATTGATAGACTTGCTGAAATAGCCTTTGGCGATAGTGGCAAGATGTCGCAGTTAGAGGTAATGAGAATGTTTACTCAAACGGGTAACTTCCCATACAAAGAGTTAGACGAAGATGGAAACCCAATAGCAGCAAGTGGTGCAAAGCCAATAGACAGACTTCCAAACGGAGTTTCAGAATCAATAAACGGATATATAATGTCAATAAATTTCTATACCCAACAGATAGAAATGATGATAGGATATAATCAAGTAACAGCAGGTCAGCTACCTGCACCAAGAACAAGTGCAGCAGCAACAAACATAGCAGCAGAGGCAAGTGGACACGCAGTTAGACATTTAAGTAGTGCTATAAACAATATGGTTAAGAACCTTGCTACCTATACGGGTTCTTTAATTCAAGACATGGCTTCTTATGGTGGTGCAGGTTGGGAATCAATGAAGGACATGATAGGTGAATCAAATATGAATGTTATCAAATCAATGGACAAGATAGCACTTCATAGGTTCAATATATTCTGTGTAGAAAAGTTAAACAAGATAGAGTTAGAACAGTTCAAGCAGTTTGTAATGGCAGCATACCAAAAACAAGAGATTGACTTAGCCGATGTATTGCTTGTATGGTTTTTAAATGATTATAAACAAGCGGTAGCGTTATTTAATATTAAAAGAAAGAAACAGATGGCTTTAGCACAACAATCTCAAATGGCTCAAATGCAACAACAACAACAGATGATGGCAGCACAAGCACAATTAACACAAGCAATGGCTCAATTAGAAGCACAGACTAAGTTACAGTCAGTTGACATGAGAGGAAAGTTTGATGTAGCAATAGAACAAATGAAACAAGAAGGTAGGCTACAAGCAACTCAAATTCAAGGTGCAAACAAAGACCAAATGATTAAAACTAAGGGCAACGAAGACCTTAAAAAAGAATTATTAAAGCAGTAATAAGTTCAAATAAACATTTCTAAACAATTAAAAATAATAACAATGAGTAACACATTAGAAGAATTAGGCAAAGAAATAATTGCCGACAAGCAAAAAGAAGCACAAGAATTAGAAGCTAAAAAATTAGCGGAGCAACAAGCACAGCCTAATACACCTATCAACTACGATGATATTGATGATGAAACATTTAGGAAGATAGCCGAAAAAAAGGGTATATCATTTAAAAAAGAAGATACAGAAACAGAGGAGCAAAAGAACAAAAGATTAAAAGACGAAGAGAACGACTTCTACTCTTTTGCTATCACTAAAGCAAACCTAAAGCCCGAAGATTTAGCAAAGCCTAATCTTGTAAAAGAAAAGGCAGACAAAGATTTAGTATATGAAGATTTCAGAGCAAAGCAATTAGAAACAAGCAAGAATCTAAGTGAGGCTATCATTAAAAAAAGATTTGACAAGATATACGGTGTCGAAGAATTTAATGCATACGAAGAAGATGAAGACTACAACACTCAAAAAGAAGAATACGAATTAGACAAAGAGTGGAAAGAATCATTGCTTAAACTAAGAGCAGAAAAACTAAGAGGCAAAGTAGAGAAGCCTATACTTAATGCAAAGGAAGAATATAAAAGGTTTAAGGACAACCAAAAAATTAGTTACCAAGCAAATGAAAAAATAGATAACTTTGCAAGTAAATTAACTTCGGAATACATATATACGTCGGATGAATTTGGAGATTTACCGATTAAAATAGAAAACTTCGATAGTTATAAAAAACAGTTGGTTGACGATTTAAGACAAACAGCTTTGATAGTTTTACATAACAATCCGAATGGGAATTTGGATGTTATAGATGGGTTAGCAAAAGATAGAATCTATGCAGACCACAGAAAACAAATTGAAGCCGCAATTAAATCAAGGGCATACAACGAAGGAGTGTTAGAAGGCAAAAGACCGTTTAAAAATCCAATTACTGAACCTGTTAATACGGGAGTACAACAGACCGATGTTCAGAAAAAGATTGAAGCAATAATTAATGCGGCTCAAAGCAAACGAGTATAACACTCATAGTTCAAATATAAAATTAACGTAAAAAAATAATAATTATACTATGTCTAATTATATGCAAAATAACATACCCTCAACGGGTAATGATTTAGGCGTAAGTGCGGTGTATTTCAATTCAGTTGAACAAGCTAACATACACCCATATTACATGAGAAAAATTGTTCAGCCTTTCGGAAACCAAAGATTAACTTCTTATATTTCTGAAAACTCAACGCCATCAACAAGACCTGCGGCAACTTACTTTCACAATGAAACAGAAAGATTCCAACAACCAATATATGTACAAACTACTATTGCGGCAGCAGGTGCAGGATTACCTGTTACAATCACAATTCAACCTGCATCATTAGTAGGAACAAAATCACCGTTAGCGGTTGGTTTCCAAATCTTATTTAATGATGATTCAGTTGGACAGATTACAGCTATCCCTGCTGAAAACACATTTACAATCGAACCTGCACTATCTACACAAACAATTAGTGTAACAGCAGGTGAGGCTTTAGTGTTCTTCCCTGTTTCAAATGTAACAGAGGGTTCATGTGCAGGTAATTCGGGATTAAGAAAACTTCCTGTATTATTCAACAACTCAATGCAACAAGTTAGATTAGATGAAACTATTACTGACGAGGCTTATGCTTCATTCAGCGAAGATGTTACATTCTTTGATTGGGCAGGTGCAGATGGTAACTCTTACAAGTGTTGGACTTCGGCTACATTGAAAGACAGAGAAACACAATTCCATAACGGTATTGAAATGACTGCATTAACAGGACTTCAGTTCACTAATGGTACTCTTACAGGAGATGGTTTCAGAGGTACAAACGGTGTATTGCCTATCATCAGACAGTACGGTAATCAAATTCCTTACTTCGGTAACGCAGGTGTTCAGGTAACTGACTTTGAATTTATGATGACACAAGCAATCATAGACAAAGCACCTAAGTCTTATATCGTATCAGCAGGTGTTGATTTCGTTAAAGATGCTAACAAGGCTTTGAAGGATTACTTTATCAATGGTGCAGTTACTTACGGCAACATGGGTGGAGAAGGGAACTCATTATCTTGGGGATTCGATTCTTACAAGTTCATGGGTGTAACTCTCAACTTCCAAACCAACGAAACCTTCAACGACCCTTCATTCTTAGGCGCAGCAGGTTACAATTACAGAGGTTCAGCAGTTTGTATGCCTACCGAGAAAATGGTTAAAGGTAATGCAAATGTTAACTATGTAGAGTTAGTTAGATTACAAGGTCAATGCTCTCCTGTACTTGGCTATCAGCACTATGTAGTTGATGGAACAGGTATGCTTCAAAATTCATATTTCAGACCGACTTCTTGCAGAAAGATGACATTCACTTGGTTCGACCAAATTGGTGTTGAAGTTTTTGCAGCACGTCACTTGTATATGTTCCAAAAAGGATAGTTAAATCAGTTCAAATAAACATTTCATATTAAAAAAATAAAAATCATGGCTTTAATTCACTATACTACCCCAAACAAAAGTTCAGCTTACACTATCGCAGGGACACCTATTAATAGAAATATAACGGTAATCCCAAATAGATGTATTGTCACTATAAATGGTTCACCAACGAACCTTAGATATATTTATGGATGCAATACAATATTATTAGAGGAGCAAGTTAAGTTGGGGTACAAAGAGGATAGAAAGATAGAAGATAGGGATGTAATTAGACTTATCAACGGAAACCATTTTTCAGATGATGCCGACAAGACAAGAATAGAATACCTTGACAAATGCTCTTATAACAGAGATGCAGAGGGTAGAGATAAGTCTATTCAACCATTGTTTTATCGTGTTGACTATGTAAAAGAAAGCACAGTTAATGTGCAACTTGAAATGGCTATGTATGAGGCTAAGAAACTAATACTTGAAACACTTAAAAAAGATTCAGTTAAACTTAGAAGGGTTGGAGAAATTCTTTTAGGTAATATTGATTCACAAGAGGATATTCAAATAATAGAATCGCTATTGACTATTGCTAATAAATTTGAAAACAATAATAAAGACAAGTCGGGTGCTAATAAAATATTAGCAACTTACAAGTCAATCTCAAATGACTTATCAGAGAAAATTGATGAGTTAATTAAAGAGAAAATTATTGTTCCATCGGCTACCAAAGTAATTACAGTAGAGGATAATAAAGAACTTATCTCATTTAAAGTTGGAAGTCCTTTTAAGAAAAAATTAGAAGATTTCTTTCAGACCAAAGATGGAGAAGCACAACTATTAGTACTCGAAGAGTTACTTAGTACCAAGAAGAAAAATTCATTAGCATCACAAACAGTTTAGATTTAACAATAACCACTTAAAAAAAATAATACAATGGCTAATATAATCAAAGCAGGTGTGTTAAGAAGAAACTCAAATTGGTTGGGTAGCGGATTAACACTTAATGCACAAACATTCAATGTAGCAGACATTGAGAACGTTAGAAATTGCTACGTGAAGGACACGTACAACTTCGATATTTCAACACCTCAATTAGTAGGTGGAGAGATACCTAATGATTCACCACTAATCGTAGGCGCGGAAGAAGCAATTGCATTTACTTACAGAGATGGTGCTGATGCACGTTTCACACGTTATGTAATTAGCGGAAACCAAGCAACCTTTATTACGGCTCTTAATGATGCTAACAACATCACTACATTAAGCCCTGTAAACGGTTACACGTTAGTAGGATAGTTTAAATTAATTAACTTAACAATATAATGGTGGGGGAGTAAAATCCCCTACCATTTATTAACATTACAAACTATGGGTTTAGTAATAAATAGTGCCAATATAGTTGAATTTGATTATTCAGTAAATTACAATCTAAATTCAGAGGAAGTAACAATGATTAGCGAAACTACCTATCAAACGGGTGGTGCAGCAAATGTTATAGGTATTAACTTTAGTATTACATCGCCTTCGGGAGATACATACTACGATAATACAAACTTCCTATTGCCTGATATTTCACCTTTGTCCATAGACCAATCATTCTCCAAAGATATGATAACCTTTGCAGGTTCAGTTCAGTATGGAGTGTGGACTATTGTAGGTAGTATAAAAGACCAAGATGGTACTATATACACCCTTACTAAGACACAAGATATTTGTAAGCCAAAATCAAATTCATCAACACAAGGTAGCGATAGTTATGCCACAGTAGGGGTATCATTAGACTGCAACCAAAACTTATTAATTTATCAAGACAAGACTACCTATACCTATCAGAGTGTAAGGAGTACAAGTGTTGTCTATTCGGGTATCATGCAGTACCCTGCAAGTGCAGAACTATCTAACCTTGCATTTACAAGTTCATTCTTTGTTGATTCACCCGTTTATGATGGCAGCTATATCTTTACAGTAGATAATGTTGCTACATATGACTTCGATGATTTACAGAGCGTAACAATTGCTTACACAGCAACAAAGACATTTAAGGCTCAATGTGTTTCTTTATGTAACATTAGATGTGCCTTTGAAAAATATTTTGCAGTATATACAACAGCACTTGCCAACGGAAGCAAGAACCTTAATACTATTAAGGACAATATGCTTTCGTTAATAGGATATATAAAGAGTGCTGAATTTGCTATATCATGTGGTGGAGATGCAAGTGATTCAATTACTGCAATAGAAGACATTACGGGATATGAGTGTGATTGTGGTTGTGGGCAAGGAGTAGCGAGGGGTGTATTCACAATGCAAAACATAATAGTAAAGGCAGGTGAAGGAGATATAACAGTATCAACATCAACAGTAGGTAAGACAACTACATTTACTATTAACGATATAACCTATGTCATAGAAACAAATACAAGCGGAGTAACAATAACAACAGAAACAGTAGGTGGAGTTACTACCTATACTATTGATGTCTGTGTTGATGTGCTACCTATATGTAATTCAATAACAATACAAGGAATAGACGATGAAGATATAGACGTAGAAGAATCACAAGGGTTTCCAAGTGGTTCGTTATTAAGTTCTTTATTTGCTTATATATCAACTCAATTCAGCAATTTAAAAACATTATTAGGAACACCAAATTGGATTGATATTGATGATGCTGATTTAGATAATGGTTGGACTGTTAATGGAACTCTTCAATATAGAAAGAACGCAATTAATGGAGTAGAAGTAAGAGGTAGCATATTTGCTATCGACCCATTAAACAATCTTATAACAACACTACCTGTTGGATTTACACCTGCAACAACTTATTTTGAGTTTACACAGTTAACAACTATTGGTTATGCGTTAGGAAATTCAGACCCAATAACTTGTCGTATTGAAATATTAACAACAGGAGAGGTTTCTCTTACATATAAAGATTCTGTACCTGCAAGTGGAACATATTATTTATATCTTGACTTTATTAAATTCTCAACAGTATAATGGTATCAGTAAATTCAGTTTATCAAAAGGTATTACTACTCACTAACAAGTCGGGTGGTGCAGGGTACTTAGTTCCCGAAGATTTTAATAACTATATAGCAATGGTTAATACCGACAAGATGAACAATGAGTTTAGCAGATTTCAACAAACTCAAAAGGTTACAGATACGGTAAAGCCATTTATAGTTACTAAGAACATACCTATATCATCTAACGGTAAAGTATTATATCCTGATGACTACTATTTTTTCTTAGCATTAGGAACGTATAATAAAGATGAATATGTTTCTGAAACTGCAAAGTGCAACGATGAAGGTATCACACCTAACTATAACAACATAACACAAGTACCTATTAAGCTAATAGATAATGATAAGTTTAGAGTAAGAAATTTATCTCCACTATATGTAGGTAATACCGACTTTCCTTTTGCTACTATGTACAACGATTATATCCAAGTAGCACCAAGAAACTTAGGGGTATGCTTTATGGACTACCTTAAAACACCAAGCACACCTTTTTGGGGATATACTACCGATATTTATGGCTTACCCGTTTATGATTCTGCAACAAGTACAGACTTTGATTGGGATGAGAATACAGAGAACGATTTAGTAAGAATGATTTGCCTGTACTTTGGAGTAGAGGTAAGGGAGTATGAATTTAGCAAATTAGTAATTCAAGCAAATGAAGCACCATGATAGAATTTTTTTCAGTAATAATTATTATAACACTATGGATTAATGGTTTATACATTCTAATAAAAGATGGAATGATATTAGGGTTCATTAGTCAATGGAAGCAAGACTTAATTAACAAGATAACTCACTTACCACAAACTAATTATTGGGTATCAATTTTATTAAAACCTATAATGACTTGCAGACCTTGTATGAGTTCTGTACATGGAATAATAGTTTATATGTTGTGTGTTATTTCTTTAGGAGTTAAGTTTAGTTTCGTTATACTTTTGCTAACTTTGATTTGTACAGTTCCAATCGTTTATTTAACTACTAAAATTATAAAGTAGAATGTTAGTTAGAGATTTGGCAATGGAGGTTTATAGGATTATAAACGGTGGTGATGTATCAGATGATAGTGGCTTAGACCTTATTGACTACATGGAAGAGGTGCAACAAGTAGCAGCTAAGAAGATACAAGAAACATTCTTTAATAATTACAAAGCATTTGGCGAAGCATACATAGATGAAAATTATATAGAGGTTTATGAGGAGAATGAAATACTTTACAACGAAGTTCAAGATGTATATTATATAAAAGTCCCTGCACCGATATTAATGCTACCTAAAGGTTACGGTATTCAGTACATAGGTTTAAGTCAGTCATTAGATAGCCCATTCGCAAGGCTTACAATAGGAAATCAAGGAATATACGCTAACATACCAAGCGACATTACATCGTACATAGCAACACAAGAAAGAATACAGTTTTCTAATTTACCTTATGGAGTTAAAAACTTAGTAGTAGCATTAGTTCCTGCAAAGCCAACTAACATTAGCGAAGATGATGCAAGTGATATTAAGAATGAGGTTGTAAAAAGAATGTTAATGTCAAAGGGTATCATACAAGATAAAGTAAACAACTCAAACCCAACACCTACAAATAATGGACAATAAACTTTCGGCATTTATAACATTAGACGAGGTAGTAAAACAGTATCTAATAGATATTGATGCGGTTGATACTAAGAACTATAATCGTGCTATCGCTCACGCAATGAGAGGGTACAACGAATTAGAGTGGGATGTACTAAAGAAATTTACAGCAAGGATACTACCCGTAGATTCAGTAACAAAAACAGTTACACTACCCGAAGACTTTGTTCAGTACACAAGAATAGGATTCAAGAATCAAGTAGGTGAAGTTATAGACTTAACCTATGACCCTAATTTAGTAACAGAAATAACAGCCGAAGACTGCCATTGTAACGAGTGTGGTTGTAACGATGAAGTATGTGCAGCAACAGACAAGTACGCACTAACTAAATCTGAAATAGTACTACCAACAGAACAGAAGGTATGCGACTATGCGACTTCGATAGAATTTACAACAGAGATATGTGATTACAGAGCAATAGTTTCTTTATCGTTTCCTTTAACATTAAATTCTTATGTGTTAAATGGAGAAACAATAGACATAAATGTTGTATGCAATAACGCATCAGAACAAGAGGCAGTTTTAGTTGGAATAGGACTTACAAAGTCAAACCCTACTACCTATACAGCTTTGGCTACTTATGATTATTGGACTACTATTAGTTACACTAATCAAGTAGGAACACCATCACTATATACACTACAACAAATATCTTGTACTACCGATAATTCATACTATGGATTCCCATTTACGGTTACATCATTATTGATAGATGGTGAAACAAGTGTAACAAATAAGTTAATAACAACACAACAAGAGTTTGAAGATTTCTTTGAGGCATTAGGTTTTGATGTAAACTCTACCAAGACAATTTCAGCAACCGAATCAACAACAGTATATACTAATGTAACGGTAACAGACAATAAAGGAGAGGAAACAACTATATACTTTTTTCCAAGAAGTTGTACCTTAGAAACTAATGATGTTACCTATGAAAAGAAAGTAACTACTTGCTTGTCGGGAGATAAAGTAACAAAAGAAACGTGCGCACCCGTACTTATAAATTCAACAGTTGACCTTTACGACTATTCAGTTGACTTTGGTGGTGCATTAGGATTGCCAACAGAGGTATTATACAATAAAGATGGTCAAGAATATAGTTTAGGAACAATAGACACATTAGACGAACTATATACAGAATTAATTGCATTAGGTTGGGGATTAGTTTCTTATGACGATGCTATAATGGTACTCATAGGTAGTGAAAATATTTGGGGTGATTTTGAATTTGTAGATACACCTTTACTTGTTACACCCGACACTATACTTGAATATCAATCAGTAAACGTAGTAGAAAAGTGTTCAACAGAGATAGTGTGCGAGTTAGAAGTATTAGAGTGTGGTTGTATAGTACCAACAGATGAAGTTATTAATACCTTGTACGCAGCTAATCTTATTGATAACGCTATGTTTCAAAGGTATATTAATGGCGGTGAAATAAGCACTACATGGAGGCAACCGATGAACGCTTATGGCTTCTATAATGTAGATGTACATAAGGGGATTATTAAGTTAGACCCATTCTTTCGATACGATGCTATTTATTTAGAGTACTACACATCATCAAGAATACAATCAAAGGACTTCTTAGTACCCGTTTTAGCAAGGGAATATCTTATATCTTATATGCACAAGATGAGTATTCTAAGAAAGAACAACGCACCACTTTGGCAAATAGAGAAGGCACAGAAACAAGCAAGAGCCGAAAAGCATAACCTAAGATTAAGATGGCAACCGATTAGATACAGAGAGATAGTAGATTTATTCAGAACAACAAGCAAGAGTTAATGATACAAAAGGTAAATCCTATTAAGGGTATAGATATAGATTCTCATGCTTCTTTAGCAGACCCTAATAGCGTTAGGTTTGCTAAGAATGTAGAGGTTAAGAATATAGGAAACGATGAGTACCCAACAGGAGAAAATGGTGGAGTAGTGAAGCCCGTTCTATCAAACAGTACTAACTTTAATACCGACATACTACCGAGAGAGAGAACATTTACAATAGACCTTTCAGCACTTGACCTAACAGACCCACAACTACTATACGGATATATAGTTGACTATGTAGAAACAGTTTCACTTGAAACGATAACAGTAGAGGCGGACTTAGATAATTTCTTTACTACGTTAGGGTTTACTGTAATAGGAACACAACAGTATCAGATAACACTTGTAAACGAAGTATGGCAGAAGGTTACATTTATTCAAAGTCAGGTAACAACAGTATATGACTTCGTACTAACAGACGAAGGAGATTTAGTAGGCACAAATATTACAATAGGTAGTCTATATGACATTAGAAGGAACGAAATGTATTTCTTTAATAGAAATAATAGCGGAAGACACCATATAATAGTTTACAACGATAAGTATGAGATATATACTAAAATTATAGAAGCACCTATACTTGGCTTTAACTATACACATAGAGTAGGTTACGACATAGACTTAGTAGAAGCAAAGGTATTAGATGATGATGAATTATTAGATGATGGTGAATTAAAAAGATTGTTGTATTGGACTGATGGAGTTAACCCACCGAGAAAGATAAATGTAGATAAAGCAATAGATGGGGATTACATAGATTCATCAAGTGGTGGCTTACATTACTCATCTGATGATGAATTTATTTGTGCCGTAAAGTACCCACCCGATATTTCACCATTTGTAAACTTTAGCGCAAGGGATAGCGACGTAGCAACAAATAATATAGCATTTAAAAACTTTCAATTCAGAAGTAAGTTTCTATATGATGATAATGATTACTCTACTTATTCGTCTATAAGCACGTTATCATTTATAGCAGACTATGCAGGTATTCAGTTTTCATTGCTACCTAACTATACTAACATATCATTTTCAGCAGGTAGTATTATTGTAAGGAAAGTAGAAATAGCATACAGAGAAGGCAATACAGATGATTGGAGAACCTACGAGATAATAGATAGAAGTGAAATAGTTTCTAATTCTATTTATAATTATAACCCTATTGATAACACCTTTGAGTATAACTTTTATAACAATAGAGGTTATTCAGCAATAGCAATAGAACAATCAGAAAAGCTATTCGATAGCCACCCTATATTAGCAAGGACACAAGATATGCTAAGTAACAATACTTTAGCATACGGAGATATTTTAGAAGGATATGATAACATAGATTTAAGTGTTGATACACCTACTATAACAGTTGATTATGATGATATTGATGTTCAATTAATAGACTTAAATTCAAGCATAGATATAAGATTTAGTGCAGGTGGTAGTGGAAATACAACGGGTAGTGTTAGTATAATAAAACTAAGTGCATCAAGCGGAACTACATCAGTAATAGACACGCTACCAATATCACAAGGAGTTGTTGGAACTACTGTAATAGTAAATTACCCTTTAAGCAGCATTGGAACACCTGTATTTAATGGAGATAAAATATATGTAGAAGTAGATATAACCCTTAAAGGAACTAATCTTGCAATACAATCAACGTCAACATTTGATGGCACTTTGTCAAATGTTCAAAGTCCACAACCTTGTGGTGTAGGAGATTTTGACGTTCAAATGACTGCTAATTTTGGTATTACATTGGGAATTACAAGAGTTCCATTTGAACTACAAATAAGTAACCCTTGTAACTCATATAACATAATAACTTATGAATACACAAATGGAAACTTAGACTTCTTTAATCAGTTAAAACAAGGTGGTAAATATAAGTTTGGACTAATAGGATTTGATGATGCAAATAGAAGTTCATTTGTATCTAACATAGATGATGTTTATATTAACTCTATTGTTGAAAGCGGTGCAGATAAAAAGGTTACATTAACACTTGACTTTAATAATCATGTGTTCCCCGATTGGGTTAAAAAAATATCTGTATGTAGGACAAAGAATGTATTAATAGATAGAAGTTTAGGATTAGGTTACTTGCAAACAGCTATTGAAAATGTTACTTATGTTGGAACAGATAGAATAACATTTGAAATAACAGACCAAAACACTTTTAATTCGGATAACTACTTTAGAACATCAACAAACTATTCTTATTCGGATGGAGATATAGTTAGGTTTATTACTAATAATAACGGAACTTTAAATACAGATATAATTGATAGGGTTATTAAAAGTGAAGATGGAGTTACGTTTGCAGTAGATTGGGACTTACAATTAGCAACACCAAATGTTAAAAATGGAGATATAGTAGAGATATACACCCCTGCAAAACAACTAACAACAGACACCTACTACGAAATAGGACAAAGGTTAGCACTAACAGAAACAGTAGGAGATAACAGAGTAGTTAATAATTCAGTTACATTAGAAACATTCGATACATACTTTACCGATAGAACTTATTTAGGCACATCATTTCTATTTGAAAGCCATAGTAGAGCAGATATAATACCCGACAGTCAAGGTGAAGATATAGGTAGAAGTAATATTGAAAACCCTAATGCAAGACAAGTATGGAAGCCTTCATTATTAAGATACTCATTAGTATTTAACCCTGATTCCTTTGTAAATGGGTTAAGTTCTTTCGATGCAAGTAGGAAGAAATTATTTAACAGACAGTACGGAAACATAACTAAGATATACTGCAATCAAAGTGAGTTGCATATATTCCAAATAGATAATGTGTTTAAGTCTTTAATTAATAAAAGACAAATCAGACAAGCAGATGGTACTATACAGTTAATAGCAAGTGATGAAATTATTTCAGACCCTTTAGATACGTTAGGTGATTATGGTTGCCAAAACGAAGAGAGTATAATATTCAGAGATAACAAGTTTACCTTTTGGGATATTAAAAGAGGGTACATGGTTCAGTACGATGGACAACAATCAATACCTATTTCAGACTTAGGGATAGGTAGTTACATTCAATCTCAATCAAAGACCGTAACAGCAAGTTTTAATAATTTCAGCCCTATACTCTACATTAAATTAAATGGTGGCTACGACCCTATTAACAACAGATACCTAATAACTACATTCCAAAGAACACTTAATAGTGCCGATGAAATCCATATAGAAGATGGATATACATTAGATAAACATAGGGCTACCTTTTCATTCGATTTAGATGCTCAAAATTGGGCTTCATTCTACCCTTTCATACCCGAATTTTATAGCAGAATAGATGGCAGTAAGTTAGGTATGATAATGGTTACGTTCAGACAAGGTATTCCATATTTCCATAACAAGAAAGATGAAACTACATACAACACATTCTACGGAACTGAAACAAATCAGTACATAAAACCACTATGTAATCTATCATCAACTACCGTTAAGAACTTTTTAGGTATGGGGTACGATAGCAAGTTTAAGTCTAATGCAGTAGAAAGTATTGCATACGAAGCAGTAGAAGTTACAACAAGTAATGGTCAAATATCAAATATTCCCTTATCTTTGTTTAAATTTAAAGAGGGAGTGTACTATTCATCATTCCTTAGAAATACATCTTTAGGTAAAACAATTTTAACAGGAGATAATTTAAAAGGTAAATTTGCAGAAGTAATGCTTAAACGAGATACTACACAAAAGACAGTTTACAATGAATTACAAGAGGTATTCTTTTATATAACCCCAAGCGAACAAACAAATAAAAATGGTTAATTTATTATTAGATATTTTTCATGCAAATGAGGTGAATCATTATAATGCAATAGCACCTTTTGTAATTCCATTAGCAATAAGTGCAGCAACAAGTTTAGGTAAAGTAGCCTATGGTGCAGTTCAAGCAATTGGTGGCAATAAAAAGTTAAATCAATTAGAGAAGAACAGACCACAAAGGACTACCGACGAGAATATCCTTTACAATCAGAAGTTTGCAAGGGTAAATGCAGCTAATGGATTAGGTGGTTTAAACGATTATACAAATGATATAAACAGAACATACGCATCAAGTATAAACGCTATTTTAAGTGGCGGTGGAGATATTAACCAAGTAGCCGAACTAATGAGTGGAACTAATAATAGTTTTAATCAATTAATGAGGATGGATGCAGAGGCTAAATTAGCGAACCAAGATAAATTCATAGCAGCAAACACAGCATTAGCTAATGAGAACATGGCTAATTGGGATTACAACATAAACATACCATTCCAACAGAAGTACGCAAGATATACACAAAGAACAAATGCAGGTGCGCAGAATATAAACACAGGATTAGATGCTTTAGGGAAGACCGCATTAGCGGCAGCCACAGGTTTTTCACAAGATAATGATGGTAATTATAAGTGGACAGGAGGAAAAGACGCAAGTTCTAATTATAACTCAACATACAATTCACAAACAGGAGAAGGAACTCTATATACATAATGGCAGAAAAATTTACTATACTACCAAGCTTTGTAGGGCAAGAATCTAATACAGCAGTATTAAATGATAATGTCTTTGCTGATAAACTAATAGAAGCATCAAGGCTTAAATATGCAATGGATGAAGCTAAACATCAAGCAGAACAAGAAAGGTTAGCAAAGTCAATAGACTTTAAGTCGGGGGATATACTACAAGTAGATATGGAGTATATTAATGGTCAAAGAGATGAATATTTAAAATGGATTTCTGCTAACACTGAATTATTAGCAAAACAAGACCCAATGACAGTTTCAAAGCAAAAGCAATGGAAGAATAAAATAGACACCCAAACAGATATAGCGATAGGAAGAAAGAAACAAGTAGATAATCAGCAAACATATCTTCAAACTGATGCAGCAAGAAGTTCGGGGTATGGATTACAAGAAGATTTTGATGCAGTTAATAACTTTGCTAATACTCCAATGGGTGAATGGAAAGGGTATAATGCAAGAGATTTATATAACGAATTAACTTACTTTAAAGATTACAATATAGAAACACAAAAAACAGTTGATGATAAGGGATATACTAAGACTACAATAAACAAAACACCTTCCGAAGATATAATATCTATTGCAGACAAAAAGATTAATAGCCCCGAATACAATCAGTTAGTAGGACACTATTTAAAATTATCTAATGGTGCAAGAAACAAAACTACAATTGATGCTGATGTTGTATATTATGACCCCGAAGATTTTAAGAAAAATGGTGATATGGCAACACCTAAAGTAATTAAACTATCACAAATAACACCCGACAATATAGGAAGCATAGTTCCATATAAAAAATCAGCATTAGACGAAGCATATAAAAATCTTAAAGAGGAAGATAAGCAAGTTCCTTCAAGTAGTGGTGGAAGTGGTAGTGGTGGTAGCGATAATAAACCAATAACAAATTGGGTTTCTGATTGGACACTATCAATCGTTAATGACACTATAACGGGTGGCGTAGATGTGTTTGATTCAAGTTCAAAAACAGTTTCGGGTAAAAGATTTAATGCACCAAGCGATTTAACAATGCCAATTGTAGGTTCTAAAAGTGGTGAAAAAGAAAGAGTTGTTGGTATATACAAGAAAAATAATGGGAAATACTATGTAATGAGAGATACTGATTTTTCTCTTAATAAAAGTGGTACTTATTCAATAAAAGAAGGCAAACAATTAGAAAGCGCTAATAATGAAATAAAAAGTATGTGGACAGATGTAATTGCGCCTTATTATAGAAGCACATACGGAACTGCATCTGATACAGAATTAGAAAAATATAGATTACAAATGTGGGAGAACAATCCACAAGAGGCTAATCAATTAGGAATACCAAAACCAATTAACTTTAACAACAACACAAGTACAACAAATAATACAAGCGGAAAGAAATATAAAGGATTAGATAAAAACGGAAACCCAATATTTGAATAATGCCAAATGAAGAATTAATATTAGACGAGCAAAAGAAGCAACAACTTGATAGTAATATCAAAAATATGCTATCTAATGGGGCAACACAAGAAGATGTAATGAGTTACGCATCAGACTTTAAAACAAAGTACGGTCAAAAAAAAAGTCTTATTGGAAACACTACCTCAAAAACTTTGGAGAATGGTGTATCAGATACTCCGAAAGTTGAAGATTTTGCTTCACAAGCAGGTGGATGGAGTGGTGGAAACAAGGAACAAGCACAACCACAAACAAAGCCACAAGAATTAAAGACACCTGCCTATGGTGGGATGAAAGAGAAAATACAAGTTGTAGATAATAGTAAAGATATGACTTCATCTGAAATGAATGAAGTCGATAAGAATATTCAAAAAACACTAATGAGAGGTCAAGGATTAGTGGTTGATGATAATGCTGTAATTCCCGATACATATACCGTTGATAGTGATGTTCAAAGTTTTTTAAGTGGTATTGAAACAGATAAAAAAGAAGAAGTAGGTAAATACTTATATAATTTAAAGATTGGGAATAAAGGTGAGTTTACTAAGCTATATGATAAATATTTACAAGGTGAGTTAACCGAAAATGATAAATTTAAAATAGAGAGTAGGGCAATAAATAACAAGTTGCAGACATTAGGGAATGATGCTAATATTTACAATAAAAGAAACGATATAGAATTAGCCAATAATTCAATAAAGGAATATAACGATTTAATAAATGTACAAAAGGAGATAATAAAAAAATATCCTGATGTTTATAATAAAGAACAAGCGGTAATAAATAATCAAGCTGCTTTTGATGCACTTAAAGAAATAAATCCAATTACGGGTGGTATTGCAGAAGGTCTTAATAACCTAAGAAATGTACCTGCAAAATTATTTGTTGATGCACCTGCTACTATGGCAAAATTCTTTAATGATAAACTTGAAGAAATGCAAGGTCTTGATGCAAATGCTTATAGTGGTGCTGACAAGGCTTATGATGCAATAAGAGAGTTTACAGATGATTATTTAAAAATTCCACAAACACAGAAACCATTATTTAACGATAAAGGTAATTTAGACTACCAACAAGTAATACCTAAAACAGTACAGACATTAGGCGATATGGCTGCCTTAATGATAATGGGTGGGAGATTAGGTGCTATTGGGGAAGGTGCTGTATTAGCCAAAGGAACGGCTGATGCAATAGGACTAACAGTAGCAGGTTATTTATCACAAGTTACAGATTATTATGATTCAGCAAAAGAATTAGATTTAAGCGATACTGATGCAAGACAATATGCAGAGAATGGTGCTTTTGCTAATGCTATGTTAGAAAATGTAAATCCGAATTTAAAATTTCTTAGAAATACAAATGCTATTCCTACTGCAATAGAAGAATTAATAAAACAAGGAATAAAGCCAACGGCAGGTGAAATAGCAAAGAAAATATTAACAGAAGTAGGACAAGAAAATGCACAAGAACTATTACAGTCATTAAGTGATTTAATGGCAGGTGTAGCAGCTAACCAACAAGCAGGTAAGCAACTATTTGATAGCCAACTATCACCTGAAAACATAAAAGAAACTGTAATACTTACAACATTAGTAACAGCACTTGCAGGTGGTGCTAATATATCAATGGAGAACCTTCAAAGAAAGGAATCTAAATATGCTTTAATGCAATACTTTAAAAATAAACCTACCGAAGTATTAGATGCAATAAATACACAAGTTCAGAATGGTTCAATTACACAAGCACAAGCAGATAAATTACAAATAGATTTAACAAAGCAAACAATCACTCAATCTAAAACACCAACTAATTTATCTGACGAACAAAAAATTGAAGTTCAACCATTATTAGAACAAAAACAAGAACTTGTAAAAGAACAAGAGAAAGTAGATGATGCCTTTAAGGGTAGTTTTAAAGAACAGATAGAAGTTATTGACAATAAAATAAACGAAATAGCAAAACCAAAATTAGAAGAAATAAAACTTGAAGAAACAAAACCCGAAGCACCTAAACAAGAAGTAATATCAGAAGAAGACTACGATGGACTAATAGTAATGCGAAATATAGGCATTTTAGAGGAAGGTGAAGCTGAAAAAATAAAAGCATACGAAGACAGTTTAGATAAAAATTTACAAGTAAATACAACCGACAATGGCAAAGAAAAAGGGCAAGAAGAAGATGTGTTAAGCACTCAAACCCCAATCCAAGAAGATATAGCAACTGAACCCGTAAGTTCTGATGTTATGTCTGAAACACCTACTGAATTAAGAGATGTAGAGAGTACGGCTAAAGCGTTGGCGAAAATTGGGATTACGTCAAAAATACCTGCATCATCTGAATACAAAAGAACTGAACCAAAGGAAGTTTCCGAAGCCTACCACAAAGCCAAAGCAGATGGTAGCAACCCTGAATTAGTGAATGCAGTAGAATCCCTACTATCTAAAGAACAAACACCAAAATCAGAAAACAAAAAAGTTGATGTAGTAGGTAGTGGTGTAGTAGATAATAAAACAAAGCAACAGTTGTTGGATGAAAGGCTTGATAAAATAAAAGAAATAAAGGATAAGGCGGAAGGCACAAGAGAGGAAAGGACGAAACGGTATAAGGAGTTGGTAAATGAATTAGGTGATGAAACTGCCGCTTTAAAAAAGTTACAGGAAGAAATAAACGCAAGGGCAAAAAAAGAGATTGATAAGCTACCTGAATTGCCTAAAACAGAGAGTGAAGTAATCAATGAAAAAGGGGAGAATGATTTTAAAAAGATAAAAAAGGATTTAGGGTTTAAGTCAAATGATTATAGTTGGGGCAAAAGCCCTATGGATGAAGATATGGGCGATATGCTTTTAAGCAAGGATAAAGAATCTGTTATTTTCATAAAGCCAAATGAAGTTGAAGTTTACGATGAGAAAAATGACCAAACAGATACTATTACAAATGGTGTAAAAATTGAATTAGTTTCAACTAAAGAAAGTTCAAGAGGTAAAGGGAAGGCAAAGGAAATGGTGCAGAAAGTTACCGATTGGGCAGATAAAAACAATACCGATTTACATTTAGACATTGCCCCACAGGATAAATCAACAACAGAAGCTGGACTTAAAAAATTATACGAATCATTTGGATTTGAATTTGATGGCATACATGGAATTAGAAAACCAAAAGCAGTAGAACAATCCATTGAAAATAAATCTATACCTAAATCCCTAAATGAAATAAAAAGTGGTATCTTTGCGTATGGGAAAGATAATAGTAAAACGACTAAGCGAATACAATACTTGGGGGCAAATGAAAGCACGTTGCCTAAACAAGACGCACAAGAACTTCAAAGATTACGGGGGGAGAGGGATAGCTATATCTCCGAATTGGATAAACAACTTCAATCAATTTCTGATAGATATGGGGAGCAGACCGACCCCGAAACATTCAATAGAGAGGATAGACAACAATGGGGATTACTGCAAAGAGAATTGCAAGTGGTCGGACAAAGTAGAACAAAGTTGGAACAGGAGAACTACTCTAAAAGTAGAGTACAAGGGGGAAATGGTAACAATGCTGTATCTGCAACAAATAACGGGGATAAAACACAGGAGATTAAGGGCAAGGATATTCGAGCAGAATATGACAGTAGAGGAGGCAGTAGCGAAACCACTAATGAATTGCGGGAGAAAGATAAAAGCGAACAATCCCTACCCACCCAAGAAGTAAAAGTAGAGGGAGATGCACTAAAAAATGTAGAATACAGTTTAATGCGACCAAAGACCAATGTATTAGTTTATGTTTCTCCCGAAAAATTATTAGAACAAGCAGCAAAAGATAATCCCGATTTTGATGTAACAAATAAGAAAAATCAAATAGGTAATCGTGTTCAAAAGGCAAAAGATTTTATAAATAATTACATTAAAGATAATAGGTGGATTAATCCTAAGACAAGAGAAAGAGGTAATACTAAAGTTAAATTTGAACCAAGCCAAGTAAGCGTTAATGATGGTAAAATAGGCTTTGAAGATGGCAGACATAGAGTTCTTGCTGCAAAAGAAATGGGATTAACTTCTGTTGGTATAGAAGTACCCAAAGAGCAAGAACAATATTTTAAAAGTAAGTTTTCAAATGTAAAAGTAGAACAAAACAAAAAAGAACTATCTAATACTTCCGATAAAAAAGACATGAAAGAAGAACGTGTCGAAAAGGTGGGTTCTGAAACATATAGAAATACAAAACATAAAGAAGGCAGAACTAAGACTAAAACTATTGCCGATGGAACTCAAATAAAAGGAACTTATAAAATAGTTTCTTCCGACGATGTATTAGCATCTCATAATGAAGAAACATTTTCTAAAACAAAGGGGTTTCCAACCGATGAAAAAGGGAATACTGTAAACGATAGAAATTATGAAACAGATATAAACGCACAATCAGAAGTAGGTATAATTGCAGAAAACCTCGATGATAGAGCAATTTCTCAAACACCAATAGTTACTAAAGATGGGATTATAGTTGATGGTAATAACCGAACTATGAGCCGTAAACTTGCAGCTAAAAACGGTACTGATGCAAATTATATTCAAGCACTAAAAGAAAATGCAGACCTATATGGATTTACAGAAGAAGATGTTGATGCAGTAAAAAATCCAATGTTGGTATTTGAGGCTAAAGAAGATTTACCTTATACTACTAAAACATTTTCACGTTTCAACAAAGAAGAAAAGAAAGCTAAATCACCAAGAGAGAAAGCAGTTGAAATAAGCAAAACAATAAGCGATAGAGCAAGAAGAATTATTGCAGAAATATACGAAAACGCAGAAACTCCAAGTGATGTAACAAGCGACCCAAAGAAAGTAAGCGAATTAAAAAAGATATTTATTGATGAGGGGATAATTCAAACAAATGAATTGCCTAAATATTTTAATTTAGAAACAGGAACGGCTACAAGAGATGGAGTTTCTTTTATTGAAACGATATTAATGGGTAGCGCATTAGATGAAAATACCATTCGCACATTAGATATGGATGGTATGGGGAATGTTAGAAATATCATATTAAAATCAGTTGTTAGTCTAACTAAAAATGCAGCACTAAAAGAAGATTCATTACAACCTAATATACTAAAAGGAATAGAATTAGTATCTAAGGCAAAAGCATCTAAAACATCTGTACTTAGCCTTATTGGACAACTTCAAATTTATGAGATTAGCAATTATAGTTCAGAAGACTTAGCTATTGCAATACTATTAGAAGGTAAAGGGTTTAATGACTTTTTAAAAATTTATAATTCCGAAGTAGGAACAGAATCTTTGTTTTACGGAAAAATGACAAAGGATAAATTAATCGACAATTTACTTAATCAAAAAATAAAAAACTATGAACAAGTTAGAAAAAATTTACGCAATGATGCCGAACAAGGAAAGGGAGAAGTTCAAGATGGCAATGGAAATATTGGACAAGAAGACAAAGGAAGCGAAGCAAATAAAGGAGAAAAAGAAAATAAAATAGAAGATGAAGGTAGTGTTGATAGAGAGAAAGGTGTTCCTTTTATAAAAAAGATATTTGATAAAATTAGAAGTATAACAAAATTAAATAAAGTACAACATAATAGACTTTTTGATATTGATACTAAATTATCAAAAGAAATTGCGGATGCTTATGAAAAAATGAAGCACAACCCTAATAACCCTAAAGTAAAGAAAGCTTATAAGGCAATGGTTGAAGAAACAAAGCAACAATATGACGCTTTGATTGAAGGGGGATTAAAAGCAGAAAGATGGACAGGCAAAGGAGAGCCTTATGCAAATTCAAAAGAAATGCTAAGTGATTTAAAGGAAAACAATCATTTATGGTTTCTACCAAATGAAAGTGCGTTTGGAGATAAAGATGCAGCTACAAAATATAAAGACAATATTGGTTTACAAGATTCAGGTATTACTATTGATGGGAAACCATTAACTAATTCGGAAGTATTTAGAATTGTTCACGATGCGGTTCATGGAATAAACGGAAGTGAATTTGGCGCAATAGGAGAAGAAAATGCTACACTACAACATTTATCAATGTATTCTGATGAAGCGTTACCTGCCGTAGTTGCACAAACAAGAGGGCAAAATAGTTGGGTTAATTTTTCAGGGGTTAACGATTCTGCAAATGCTAAATTTAAAGAAGCGGCTAAACTTGAAAAAGAAGGTAAATATGATGAAGCAAAAAAAATTAGGGAAGAAGCGCAAAAAGAGTTTACATTTGCAGAACCGAAAATAGGATTATTACCAAATAAATATAATTTTAGATACTATGGAACAAAAAACGCAGAACTCGCAAGTAAAGAGAGAACTAACACCCGAAGTGGAGATGGTAATAAGGGAGAATCCAAGCCATTACCTACACTCGGATATGGAAAGAATGTGGCAAGAGAATCAAAATCTTTCAGTTCAAGAAGCAATAGCGAAGGTAGAACGATTCGCACAAGCTATGGGGATATAGTTCCTAAAGCAATACATACAGTTAAGCAATCGTTAGTTGATGGAATAAAAAAAGCATTCCCTAAAGCAACTATTGATAAAGAACTTTTTGAAGTAGATGCTGATATTTTCCATAAAGCAGCCACAAAAGCGAAATCTGTAAATGAGTTCGGTGCAGCAGTAGATGTGTTGTCACCAAAAGAATATTCTAAATATAGACTGTTTATAACAGAAGATGGATTGACAGGCATAGCACTATCACCTAACGGTGATTTGGGAAGCGGTTTTGATATGTCGGGCAAACCAAGAAGATTACCTCAACTATTAGTATTAGGCATTGAAAATGGAGCAACTCACGCCAATGCTTTCCACACAATACTTCCAAACTATTATACTGCATTTGGATTTAAGCCCGTTGCACGTAATCTTTGGAACGATGCTTTAAAGCCCGAAGATTGGAATTATGAAACATTTAAGGATTTTAACAATGGCAGACCCGATGTAGTTCACTTTATTTGGGATGGTGGCGATAGAAACACTATACATGAACGTATAGGTCAATTTGATAACTATAACGACTACCATAAAGAGCAAACACCTGTAATTAACACATGGAAGGAAGCGCAAGAAATTGTACAACAATCCCTCAAAGAAACACCTACATCAGAAAAACAAAACAAAATATCCGATGCAGCCAACAAACTTGCAGATGACTTTGCAAAGAAGTTCAAGTCATCACCACCACCTAAGTTCTATGATAAGGATGGTAACGAAATGCAGATATTTACAAAGGGGGCAACGTGGAATGATATGGTTGATGCTATCGCAGAAGGAATTAGACAAGCAGGTAAAGTAGCACAAGGAGCAGTAGATATAGCAAAGGTAATTAGCGAATACCTTGAAAGTCAAAAGTGGTTTCAAGATTTAACCGATGCCAATAAAAAAATAATTACCGAAAGAGTAAAGTCTAAGTTCTTAGAGGAAAAATCAAAGGAGATAAAACCACCTGTTGAACCACCTACTGAAAATAAAAAAGAATTAGATAGTGAAGAATTATTACCTGACGATAAAGCATTTTTAAAAAGAGTAGCTACATCTACTAACATATCTAAAGAAGCAAAAGATATTTTAGAGAAAGAAGGTTTAAAATATGTTCCGAGAAGTTGGGATGAAGCAAAGAAAATTGCACAAGAATTAAAAAAAGAATTTACTGAAAGAGAACTGTTATCAATGATTGATAATGGCAAATTCAATAATGATATAGGAACATTTATCATGGCTGAAATGATGAATGATTCTATGTTATTAGAAGAAAAAGCAGATACACCCGAAGCAAGACTAAAGGCTGCCGAAAAATCAGCAAGGCTATATATTAAAGCAGATGAAATATTTAGAGGTTGGGGTAGGGGTATTAATGCTATTCGTGCTTTCTATCGTGATTCACCATTAGGAGTAGTTTTAAAAACTAAAAAACAATGGGAGGAAAGAGTTGATAATGCGCTTAAAGGTCAAGAAAAAACAATCAAAGAATTATTAGATGATATTAAAGATTCAGATGAGTTTAGAGATTTCTTGAATGAAGAAGTTAATAAAAAATTAAAGAACAAAAAGCCTATAATTAACAAGGCAAGACACAAGAAGATAATTGACTTTTTTGATTCTTTGAAGTCCACTAAAGCAGACCCCAATAAGCCACAAGCATCATCTATTATACCACCACAAATTTTAGATAACGCAATAGAGTTTATGAAACAAGCAACATTAGCAGGGTCTTCTGTTAATGATATTATTAGGTATGGTATTGAACACATAAACTCAAACATAAAAGAGGCGTGGGATGAGAATGAATTTAGAAAAAAGTTTGAGCCAAAGATTCAACAGTTAATTGATTCATTAGAAGAAAATGATTGGAATAGTGTTATGCAATCATTAAAGACTAAGAATAAACAAGCCAAAGTTTCTGTTACAACAAAATATACTAACCTATTAAATAACATTAAGAAACTTTCATCAAATGAAAGAGCATCAATGGTTAGAGGGTTAATAGGTAATTTATATTCAGATAAGATAATAACTAAAGAACAGTTATCGGACTATGTAAATAACGAAATAGATTTACAAGATATTATAGAAAGTCTTGATGATACAAATAAGGAATTAGTTATAAGTAAATTAAATCAACTATCAACTACTATTGTATCAGCAAAAGAAGGAGCAAAAGGAGATGTTAATGTAACCGATATATTAAGGCAGAGGAAAGAAATGCTTGACAGGTGGAGAACTAAATTAGATAAATTAGAACCACAAAAGAGAGATGATTTTCTTAGAAAAATAATGAATAAGGTTATAGAAGCAGGTGGATTAGAGTATGATGATTTTAGACAAATGTATGCAGAGGCAATAGGTCTTCCTGTAATGACAGATGAAATTGCAGCTAAGATTAAAGAACTTGTATTAAATAAAAATAAATTTGTAGAATCATTTAACAAGGCTAAAGAGTTACTTGAAAAAGATAAACTTACAGATGCAGAATACGAATCGTTTAAGAAAGAAGCAGAATTAGCCGAAAAAGTAGCAGAGAAAAGCGCAAAGGAATTAAATCTACTTGTAGGTAAAACGGGTAATGTAAGCGACTTGATAGGTACTCTTATGCAAGGTTCAGCACTATCATTAAGGTCAACTGTAAACAACGTATTATTTAATGCGGTTAATATGCCTATAAAAATGGCAAGTAGCATAACAAGAACAGGAATAGAGCAACTTGTATTCAGAGGGCTACCAACATTAATACCTAAACTAAAGGGTAAGGAGTTCTTTAAAAGAAATCCATATAACGCATTTAGTGGTGGAGTTAGTGCAACAGAGTATGCAGGTATAGGACTAAAAAAATCACTAAAACAAATATATACAGGTGCAGGTGAAAAAGATTACTTCAATCACGAAATAAGAGCAGGGCTACAACCTAAAGAAGCACTTAGTAAGATATGGAAAAACATAACGGGTGCAAGGAAAGATTCTATTAATGATAATATATATCACGCAATAGAGGGGACAATGGGATGGCTACCTGAAACTATGTTTAGATTGCAGAACGTAGGGGATAAGCCTATAAGATTTTATGCAGAAGCAAAAGAAGCAGCACGTATAGCAAACGAAAAAGGACTTACAGGGAACAAAGCTAAATTATTTGTACAATTTCCCGACGAACAAAGCAAAGAAAGAATACAAAAGGCAGGTGATGAAAGTGTATTGACACAAGAAAATAAAATTAACGAATGGGTTAAAGACTTTCAGAATTATCTAACAAGACAATCAGAAAAAGAAAATAGTAAGTTAGGCAAGTTTGCATTTAACTTAGTAAAGGTATTTGCAAAAAGTACAATGCTATTTACCAAGACACCTGCAAACGCAGCAATGATGGTAATGAAGTTGGCAGTACCCGAAGCATCTGCAATAACAGGTCTTGCTCAAATATCAAGGTCTATAAAAACAAATGATAAATCATTATTCGATGATGGAATGAAGAACCTATCTATTGCATCAGTAGGATGGGGATTAGCTTATTTAACGGCAAACTTAATAGCAACAGGACTTATAACACCACCACCTGACGATGAAGATAAAAAGTCTAAAAGAGGTTTCTATGAAACAGGGTATAAGTTAAATTGGAGTGCATTTAATAGATGGATGGATGGTGGAAATATTAATCCAATGAAAGGTGATGTTGTAACAGATATGAGCATATTAGGAACATTAGGGTATGTAATGTCTGCAACATGGGCAAGGTCAAAGCAAAGCAAGAATTATTTAGATGGAGCGTTCAATGCCTTTGGAACATCATTTAATGCAAGTGTAGAACAAGCAATACTAAGAAACGCAGGTGCAGCAGCAACGGCAATTAAAAATCATTCGGTTAGTGATTTATTAATATCATACCTTACAAGCCTTGAAAATATTATATCGCCAAGAGGTTTATTTGACTTAGTTGAGTATAATAGTTATGTTCCCGATAAAACTTTATTAACCGATAAGGAAAAAGTTTTAGCACCATTAAAGATGAGATTCTTTGGAGGAGATAAAAAGAATATTCCCCCTACTATTGATATGTTTGGTGAAGAAGTAAAGAGATACGGAGATAGCGATAGTTGGGTAGCATCATATTTTTTAGGTACAAGAACATTGCAAATAGACCCTGCAAAAGAGAAACTTGCTAAAATGTATTTAGAACTTGAAACAAATAAAGACCTACAAAAAGGGGTATATCCAACTAAACCCGAACCTTCAATAACTATTAATGGTAAAAAAGTTGAACTTACTAAAGATGAATATTTAGAATATCAAAAAATGATAGGGAAGTCAAGATTTGATTGGATTAAATATACATTTGATGGGGCTAGCATAGAGGATGAAGATAAAAATACTATGGTGTTTGAAGACTTGAATGAAGCACAAAAGATTGATGCTATAAAAGATTCTTATTCAAAAGGGTATAATCAAGGAGTTAAAAACTTCATAGAGGTAAACCCTAAATTTGAAGAAGCAAATTTTGAAGATGAAACTAATAGAGTTTCAATACAAGGTAAGCCCGATTAAGTTTAAAATAAAGTAGTAACTTTATAGTCTAAATACTTCTTATGAAAGAGATACATCTGAACATAGGCGAGTTTAAACTAAATGATGAGGATGAGCCGATAGACTTGTGGGCTATGTCAGATGCTAATGGTGCTAAGTTTTATTTTTATTACATTGATGACGATGAAAAGGAACAGATACAATACCTAATAACAGTAACACCCGAAGTAATTAAGATACTGTACTCAATCATCTTCGTTTCTAATATGGAGCAGAATAATAAATCGCAAATATTTATAAATCAACCTTATAATTCAAATTAATTAATTATTTTTACATTGTAAATTTCAAAACTATGAAAGCAGTACACATCAACACTAAATGTTCAGAGTGCAATCCCGTACCTAAACCTAAAAAACCAATTAAAAACTAATGGCTTTTTCATCTAACGCACCCGTATTAGAATATAAATCAGTAGATACATTCCCTTTGTCGGAAACATTAACAGGAACAGTTACAAGCAATGGTAAAATTGTAGTAGGTGTAGGAACACTATTTACTACTGAAATTGGATATAATGGAGATGATAACTCTATTGTAAGAAAACCCGATTTAGGTTATATATGGAATGGATTAAGTGGAGCAGGAGGTGGAGAATGGAGGCAAGTAACAGACGTTATAAGCGACACATTACTATATATAGATAGTGAATTTGATACACCACTAACAGCAGATGTTATAAAAAGAATACCTACTTGTAGGGCAACTAAGGTTGATTATTTGGGACATGAAGGTACACCATCAATAGATGGTATTGATGTTAAATTAGGTGAAAACGGTTTTTGGAAGATAGCTGAATTTACAAATAAGCCTATTCAACCACATATTATAGGAGGAACAAGTGGAGATATATTGCACTTAACGGTAACCTATTAATAATGGGATTGATAGTAGTATTAGTTTTAGTGGTATCTATTTTTGGTGGAGCATTATTAGGTTACTTGGTAACTAAATATGTTTCAAAGGAAGAATAAAAAAAGGGAGTATCTCTACTCCCTCTACCAAAACAAAACTATAACAAACGAAATAAATCTTAGGATACAATATTAATTATTTTTCTATATAAAAAAAATAATTATTTTTCATATACACATCTCTACCCAACAAGTCATAAGTGTTGGGTACTTTATTTTTAACGATAGTCTTAATAGCGATTATCTTATAAGCCTTTGATACATTATTAATGTCAGTTTCTACTATTCTTAGGTAGGTAATATCAGAAGATGGAACAAATGGAACAATGGCATCATAGACTTGATTTACGGAAGAATAACCGTTTGCTTGGAATACATGAAGGCTTTTGAAATTAACTGCATCATTAGACCATTGCACGTCGAATTTAAGAGTTTCATATTCAGATAGTGTATTAAAGGAAACATAGATACTATTATCTACATAGTTAGCACTAAATTCATCTAACTCAATAGGTAGGAATGTAGCGTTATCAAAGACTAATCCATCGACATCGTAGCCATCTAATACTTGATTTTGAGAAAAGTCAGATACATTGCTTATATCCTCAATTAGAACATATCTAACAGTATCAATATAAGAGTAAGGATAGAATACAGTATTGTTATTAACACAAGTAGTACCGATAAGAGTATAGTCCACATTATCACTCGAAAGATAGATGTTAGCTTCTTCGGGATAGCTATTACATTCGTAATTGTAGGTAGTTTCATATAGTTTGATAAATGTTTCGGGTCTTAATACGATTTCGGTATCTAATTCAAGTGCTATGTAGCCACCAAAACCTAACGATACAAAGTTAATAAAAGGCATTTGAATATCGCTATTTTCGGGAACACTCAAAGCATTTAAAGGATTAGACCTATTGATAGCTACTGCATTACCGTTATTATTTTCACCCTGTATAAAGTACACAATACCACTCGGATATACTTGCGATATACAATTTACAGGTAGTATTAAAAAGATTAATAAGTATTTAATAGCCATCAATTAGTTACCAATAAGGTTACATAGTTACACATCTTGCCATACTTTTCAGCACGAATAAGCCCTAACCCCATTCTTTCGGCTCTTGGGTCAAGAAGTATAGCGTTATGAACGGGTGAGTTCTTCCAATCTTCAAATATTTGTTTAGCAGTAAACTCACCATTCCATTTGCCATCAAGATTTTCACCGATAAAACCTCTTATAGAAGTATCATATATTTCAATTCTATCTTTAGGTGTCTTTCTTTCATCAATATATTCAACATTAGTATCTTCCCAATGAGTAATCATAAAGTCTGCATCGCTATTCTGTTGGTTGTACATTGCTAACCAAAGGCTATGTTGAAGTGATGCCACTACAAGTACTGTATCTTCTTGTAGGGTATCTAAGTTCATTTCAGTTCTATAAGCGTTATAAAGAACGTAGAACTCATACTTTACAGGGGTTTTAAATTCAGAGTAGGTAGGCATTTTAGGAGTTTCATCGGTAACACTATCATCTCTAAAAGCAAAAGAAGAGATAGATATTAGTAATAATACTATCACGAATTTAAGAATGTTGTTCATATTAGTTTCCCTTTATAATCTTGAATGAGGCACTCTCGTTTGAACTGTTTATGAACTCCAAAAGATAAATGCCAACGGGATACTCTTTAGTATTGATTGTAATGTTACTACCCGATTCCACATCAATAATCTTACCATCAAAGGTACGAATAATTACATCACCGATAGTATCGGAAACAATATTTAATGTATTCTTAAATGGGTTAGGGTAAACATTTACAGAAATATTACTTCT